TGCATTTACAAACTGAGCCAACTCGTTATCGGATAATTTCCATTCTGCTGGTTTAAGAGCAATCCAATCTTTAAATTCGTAACGATTAGCCAATCTCTTATATACGTTTCTTAAATCAGCATCTAAATGTTCTTTCATATCTCCCCCATAAAACGAAAACCTTGACCAATGTGGCCAAGGTTTATAGAATCCTATTAAACCTCGACTCAATCGATTAAATTATTTACGGCCGTTTCTATCACTGGTGCGGCTATGTTGGAGTAATTCGAATAATCAATCAGCACATCGGCTTTCTTAAATACATCGAATTTACGCTCAGTCAGCATATTCTTTGTTCCCGGTTTAGTTGTAAAAACATTTTGCATATAATGTATTTATACCTTAGAAAAAGTTTTTTCTGCTTATTTTAAAATAATTTTAAAATAAATCTTCATTACCAAGCCACTTAATCATGGGCATCAATAATCCGATACTTTTTGATAAATTTTTGTCGATGGCCTCATTTAATGCATTTTTAGAAGAAAGAATTATTCCAATTTTACCACCATAGTTAAACCAATCATTATTCAATTCTTCTTTTGAAATTGGTCTATTATTATAATCGGTAATCGAAAAGTATTTATTAAGCTGTATCGAATGCAATAGCCAACGCAACCCCTCGGGTGTTAAATCTTCCGACGGCCTAATTTTTAATTGCTTTTCGTTGTGCAGAATCGACAAAATAATTATTGTTATTAAGCCTTTTTTATGAGAAATATTTTCCATTCGAATGAGTTCGTTATTTAATGTTGTTATTGCTAATGCCGTTAAACATTCATTCTCATCGAGAGTAAAATACGAAATAAAAAATGCATCTATACTTTTGTAAATTTTTTCTAGATCTACTATCTTATATAACGTAGAATTTTCTGGCTTCTTTTTCCCCTTTGCGCTCACTAATTCTACAGATCGAGTAATTTCATTTATTTTCATATAATTATTTACTGTTTCTATCCCACACCGGTATACTATAAGTTTCGATCTCGGGCATTACGTTTTCGTTCCGTATAAATTACTGAATCGAAATTATTTTGAAATTAATTCTAACACAGTGTTAAATGGTTTAATTTTTTTCTTCATAATGGGTAGGGTATTAAACGTCCAATCTTCTGCGCCGTCATATTCAAGACGGCTTAACCACCAATTATTTCCGACTACGACGAGATCCGCTGCAATTTCTTGACTGCCATATCCGCTATTGTAATTTACATTCCCTATTTTTTCAAACTCTTGCCATGAAATAACATATTTTCCGTCGCTTGACCCAACCCAATTAACATCCTCTACCGTCTTATCGCAAATAGTAAGATAACCAATTGTTTCTATGAGTAAATTTGTCATTTCATTGCCCCAACCTAAAAATTTCGTCATTGGAAAGTTTTCGAACAGTCCGCAAAAATCGAAAAATCCTAAGGACATTGCCATCTTCAGACACATTAATGTAAACTATCGTTTCGGCTGGATCATATGGATCATGATAATCAATCTTACTCACAATTCCAATATTAATTGAATCGAGTAGACCCCACATTGTATCAAATTCAACATGATCCCCGGTCTTAATTTTTACGGTTTGCATTCTATTCTGTCAAATTAACGTCGAGAATTGGAAATTTATCCTGCACCTTACCACAATCCATGCAGAGATTAAATTCAAGATAATCGCCGCCGCCGATTCCTAAATTATCCGGAACATACCCATCATGCTCAAGCTCTCCAAAAGTAACAAAACATAAATCCGAACATTTTCCCGAAACCGTTAAAATACGATCACTACTGCACGAGTTGCAAATCATTTAATATCTCCTAGTTGAAAATTTCGTTCGAATTGCGCCAATAAGATCATTAAGATTTTCATAAAGAGGAACATTGTATTTTTTGCAGACGATATCAATATTACCTTTACGATAGTACCCTTTTGGGCAGCATACTAAAACTTGCTGCGTTTTTGCCTGAAGGCCCAATTCCAATAAAGTAACAGGCGCCTTAGTTAATTTAGCCTGTTCTTCATCTGACCCAAATACATAAATGCACAAATTAGCTAAATCTTGCCCCGCTAATTCCCATTCAACCTGTTGCCGAAATCGATGATCCTCGATGCTTTGCACCCATGAAGAATCCCAATCATCACGCCTGGGATTAAGAAAAATAACATTTAACTCGGTTAATGCATTGACGACTCGCTCTTGCCAATTTTCTGCTTTTCCTTGCTCGATCGCACCGCCAAGAAAAATGACTGGTCGATCGACGGTATAAGCATTCGGGGCCTTAACTTCAATCATTTTTAATTCTAACCTTTAATTTCAACTAAATGCCAATTATATGCATCGTCGCCTGGGCGGTAACAATACTTATATTGGAAATTACAGTACTCTAGCCAATAAATTATTCCGGATATTGGACACCGACGGGGGAGATACGTAAATCTCTTAACATTTTTAATATCACCAATAAGAGGCAACGGCTTTGGCTTTGGATAAAATCTCATTTATTCTACCTTCAACTTCTAAAGTTGTTTAGCAAGTTTTAAAACTGCGGGACTTATATTCTCGATGAGTTTCAAATATTCCGAATCGACCAAATCTTCTATGTACATACTAATGAAATTAAGCGAGGCCGCTTCGGAAAATGAAATGTTCGCTGTCTTACTCTTCGTCTTCCCATTCTTCATAATCGTTATCTGGGGTCGTCGCCTGCTTCGTGAACATCGGAAAGAATAAAATTATGCTTCCCACTAACGAGAGTGCAATACCGATGCGTGGATTAAAACCGAAAATTAGGCAAGCGATAACGATTATAATTCCGCCAAGTCTAACAAAATTATTAAATGATTTATCCGAAAGTCTCATTTATACCTCCGCCAATTCTCGGATCTCATCCAACGTCTGGTGACGCAGCACAACGCCGTTTCGGAAAACAAGCTCGAGTTGATTACCATATACACCTTCACCATTATCCTGCACCGTACTGAATAACCCAGTATTCTCAGAATAAATTAGCGCTGGACGACCCTTGAAAGATGCCTTTGATGGATCGCCTTTCGGCGCCTTCCACACAGGAGTATCAATATTGTCGAATCGTACATTGCAGAACTTCATAGCAGACTTCATTGAATCGCGATTAATTCCCTTATGGAGTAGCCCACCGCCCATACCCACAACAATGTTTTCGACACTCCACCCGGCGTTCTTAACCGTCTCATACAATTTACGGATGGAAAAAATATCCATCCCATCGCCCCAAAGCAGGCCAACACATGGAGTCAGTACCTTGTATCCTTTACTATTAACAGAATAACCAAACCGATCTCCGAGAATTTCAAGCAATACAGGAACCTTAACAGAAGGATCACCAGAATCTGGACGAGCAACAACTTTAGTTTTACCATGAAGAATTTGATCTCGGAAAGTACCACCTAAAATTTCACGAACAAAATATTCATCATCGTAACTGTCGATCACGATACTAAGAACGGGCGCATCTTTATATGCTTCTAGAATTCGTGCAACGACATGTCGTTCACCTTCGGGGCCTTCAATAGTTTGCACAAAATGTTCGGTTGCCGGAACGCTAAATGCACTTACCCTATCTGCTCCGTAATATTGATGCAGCAGACTCATTCCAATAACGGTGTCTGTGCCCTTAAAATTCATAAGATGCGCGGCGCCGCCAATTGCAGCCTGATGGGGCCCTGAAACAGCACGGCCGCCAAAATCATGCAACATAAACGGTAAAGCAGCATAGGAATCGGAGGTCAGTGAGAGATATTCCTTGGCTAGTTTCTTAACTTCGCGACTTTGGGTAGCAACAATACTCCCATACCAATTTCGCATTAGTCGAGTTTCACACCAACCCGGCAACCAGGCGCATTTTTCATCTGTGCTTTCAACGGTGAAGACGACATTGTTAATGCCATTATTGGCAATATTAAATGGGCGGCCCTCCTTGATTGCTCGAATTTCAATTGGCAATCGTCCATGATACCTATCCAGAATATACTGCCATTGTGCCTTAGGATAGGGAAAGCCGCCATAAAAATGAATCTGACTATCTGCATAAGCCTCATCAAGATTTTCCTGCGTAAAGAACTTGCCCTCGAATTCGGCCATTAGCTGATACTGCAATCCGAAAAATACTGCCTCGCTATAAATTCCACCGCGGTTGCAGTAGTAATTCATTGCCTCGGTTAGATTGCTGGGGAGAACCTGGGGATGAGTATTCTTGTAGCTATCGGTATCCAGCAGCGGATTAATTACTAGTGGGGTTGGCATTTTAATATTCCTTTCTTAATCTTATTATATATTATTTTTGATAATATTGCAAGAATTATTTTGGCCATTTTGAAAAATCAAACGGTTCTTTCGGATTGGCCCAGTCATCGTCCGTTAATCCGTTTTCGGTATAATAACCGGCGAACGCAATTCGAAGATTTTGTACCAATGCATCCGGATCGAAGTCATTTTCAGTTCCATCCATTGTTGCACATTTAACGGCGTATCGTCCCGCAGCTACGATTGCTCGATCAAATTGTTCTCGGCTTAAGGTAATTGTTCTCCCGGGTTCCGATTCGTTCCAAATACTAATATGAATTTCACCGTTGCCGCCCATACGAAACGGCATAGGCGGCGCATTGTACCCAGTATCTGATTTCTTGTATAACCAATGATCTTTGGGAAGATCCATGGACATTACAGCAAATCCCGAGCCGTCCCCTAAGTCTTGGACTTCGTTAATTTTTCCATTGCAGTCTGTTGCGAGTTGTGTTAATGTATCCACGACGGCCATTTCACTCTCCAATTTTAATTTTATTGTTCCAGCCGGTGTACTAATTCTTTCTCAATGAAATCTAATGCCCACAACCAGGCAAAATATTCGGCTTGGACTCCATTTTTATCCCATCGAGTATCGACCATACGCCGGTTGTCGGCATAAATAAATCCATCCGAAAAATAAGCCTTTGGATAAGATTGCAACACGATATACTTATTTTTTTCTAATGCGGGAGTAAGCCACGAATTTAGAAAAGATTTATCAAATTTCATTTATAGATTTCTTTCATACCGTAAGATAATTTTTCAGCAAGTGCTTTATTTTTATCGATAATTTTATTAATCTTCTCGAGTTTAGCGAGACGATCGACTGTTAGCTTTTCAATGGCGGATGTTACACCATCCAATGAATCGGAATATCCGGCTGCATCTGCATTCTGAATTCTCCATCTCCACCCATCTCCGGTGTTGTCTGGCTCAATTATTACCTTTTCCCAAACAGATAAAAGATTTTTCATTGCGCACCCTTCTTTAATTTTTCAATACAAATTAGACGATATTCATTCGCGGTGGTTTCATTAACAAATCCTGCAATCCTTTCATCGTCTAGATAAATAGCATATTCTTTAAAGAATATGCTGTTAACATCATATTCTTCCCCAGCAACAACCCTAACTCGATCTTCCGGAGTTTTTTCGGTTTCTACGAATTTATTGTATATCTTTTGTGCGAAGCCTACGGGGAAGACATATTCCTGGTAGTAGTTTAAAAGTTCTTCATCGAGAATAATTTTAAAGCGAGTAGCCGCGGTCAACATCGCTGCGGTCATCGAGCGCACTGCTAAAGATTCGGTATCATCTCTAAAATTTTTGCTATCATTTGCAGCAGCGATCATATCTTTAACTAGGTCATGGCCCACAGCAGACAGCGTATTATCTGAATTTAAAATTCTTTTTAAATCATTAATTAGGTCTACAAACATATAAGAGTCATCATCTTGATAGCGATAAACCAAATCTTGCGCGGCATCAAATTCTTCTATAATATTCATGTTTCCTCTCGTATTACTCGATATTAATTTTTCCAAATAAAGAATATTTTGTTATTTTGTGCTTTCTATACATTGGCGAGATCTTTTTCTGGATCATTTTTAATAGGTCACTTAATAAGATGCAAATCACTCCAATAAGAATAACCGCTAGAAAAAATGCCCACCAAATCGGAAAAATAATAACGCCGAACCAATATTCTGCAATGGTTAAATCTAATAGATTAGAACCATCCGATAATCCAAATATTGTCATAATTTTATAATGCCATGAATTTTTACGAATTTTCATATTATCCTTCCGTGTTCGTTTCCTTCCAACGCTGCTCCCAATTTTTGTCAACCTGTATTGCTGCGTCCTCTGGATGTCCGGGACGAATCTGTGCGCCGGGATGCCATTGTGGTAATTCGACACTGCCATCTAGGCGGGCCTTAGGAACATACTCAACCCCATCGATAACAACTTGTTTCATCGTTTCTCCTGATATAACAGTAACAACAGTTGAGTGAATTAACGATAATCTATCTTGCTAGTTTATCGAGTAATTTCTCATCGAAATATTCACGCCATTTACCAACTCGCCATTTACACGGCAAAATAACATTATAGATGTGATTCATAATATATTCAGGTTTACTACAATCGATTACCTCTGCCACTCCGATGTGCATGATAACTTTTCCAAATCGCGTAACAATAATTTCGCTATTGTCATCGGAAAAATCCCAGTCGTATTCATTTTCGATTGGCATTTTATACTTGCCCATATAGATGATTCTTTAACATTTTGAAAAGAATCTGATGTTCCTTTTCGAACATATCCTCTGTTACTGCTTCGATCGGGAAAAATCGTGTAGTACTAATATCGTCGCCGCCGGTAGTCTCGAGACTACCTACTTCGCCGAGAAAGAAAATGGTTTTAATCGTTTCGGAACTATCTCTATATCGCCAATCGTCAATCTGGGTACTTCCAATATATTCTAATTTTCCGGGAGTGGTAAGCGTTTCTTCCATACTTTCCATAGTAGCATCAGATTCATAGCTAACATTTTGCGGGCGTAGTTTGCCCATCGCATGACCACCGGGAAATCTATATCCCTTTTCATCACTCCGCTTCGCTAACAACAGTTGAATATCATCTTCAACATTCAACGATACACGCTCTCCTGAAGCTACTCGGAAATCTGGATTCTTAATCTTACTACGATGAATAATTGCTACATCAACGGTTGGAATAACTCGATCAAACGTGTTTCTTGTTGCGTAAATAACTCCAGCTCTGAATTCGGGACTATCCAATGCTTCGTTGGCCGCTACATTTCGAAGAGTGGTACCGGAAATTGTCTGATCTACCGGCATCGTCAATTCAACAACCTTACGACGGCCAGAATAAGATTTCAAGAAACTATCGCGACTTCCATACAAAGTGGCCTTGCCGTACGGCACCCTCTCTGTAATTAGTCGATCAAGATCCTGGCTCCATAATTCATCTGTCTTCCGATTATGAATCGGATAAACTTCATAATTAGGATATGCTGCATGAATCATTTTTCGCCTAGTATCAAAATCAAGCGGATCATTTTTTGTCGGTGCTATTCCAACCGGCAGGCAGCCTAGGAAAACGATGACCCGTGGATGAATTCTACCTACTGCATCGAGTAATGCTCGATGACCCTCGTGCAATTCTGGTAATTGAAACCTAGCAACCAAAACACCATAATCGGGCTGTGTGATATTACTCATTGTTCTTCCTTTCACTGTCGGTTAAATAATTTTCATATTTTCCATTGTTAGCGTAATATGCGTCCCATGATTCTTTGGAAATTTGAGTGGTATATGAAGATCCACGTCGCTTTTCCGAAAGAAGTGATCGCCGCTTTTCCCAATAATTAGCACGTAGCACAATAGCAAAAATGAAAATAGTTAAAAAAGCCAAATACCAATAAAAATTACGATAAACGAAAAACAGTTGAACCGCCAACAGGCAAAATTCTACCGTTAGTACTGTCCAAATAAATTTACGCATCATTTTCTCTTTCTTGCAACTCTTTTCGAATTGCCATCAAAATTTTTCCAAGATGATTTTTACCGACACCCTTGCAAACGCCCCAAAATGTATCACCCCAGGTATTACCCTCGATAAGAATTGCATCTTCGGTCGCCAACAATTTTTGTCTTAATTCCGAATTCGTAAACTTTTGGCAAAGCAAATCAACCATTACATTAAGTTTAACGTCATTCCAATCGGATCGGAGGGTAGTCAGCCGCCCTAATCTTTTTGCTTTACCGGGAGTAGTTGCGTCCCGTATTTCGATCCGTTGATCTAAATTAAAGGTTTTGCTCGCCTGATATGCGCGTTCAACATCTCGGTACCGAAAATTATCATCTTCGAGCCGAATGCCGCCGGGTACATAAGAAAAATTACTTAAAAACTCAAACTCCCCGACAAATTTATCAATAATTTTCATTACTCTTTTATTATAATACTCGCAGTGAGAATAGTCAACAGTTAAATATGCAAATCAATTTTAATATTATCGCCATCCTTATATTTTGCGAAAAATAGGCAAGGAAGCCATGCAACAACAATAATAAAAAAAATTACTGCCGGACCAAGATTCGGATATTTTGTAATTGTCGGGCCACTGACGGAACCGAAGTGAAAAACCATCCCAGCCAAGATTAAGCCAAAGACAATATAAACCAAAAAAATAATTCCCATAAATCCTTTTATTCCGATGCTATTCGGATTTTAAGTTCGGTAATGTAACGTGAAATATTTGTTCTAGCCGCTCGCTCCCAAATTGCACGAGTCTCTGAGCACCAGAAAATACAAGGTACCGATAAAAATTTGTTCATTATTGCCATTTGCCCGGCATAAAAATCCTTATCAGTCATCCAGGCAAATTCTTTTCGAATATTCGAATTATTTTTCAAAAACGTTGTGTACGGGGCAGCCAACGAGCTGAGATCCAGATCAATAAAGAAATTTAAATCCTTGTTAAATCCTGTGTAAAATTCGTCGTACGATTTATGATTTAAATGGTCGGCAGTACCCGAAATCATCAGGCTAATGATCTCGGCATCGGACTTCGATGTAAAATTCTGGTAGCGGTTGAACAACTGAACACTATCTTCAACACTGAAATGATCTGGACGATAATTCCCATTATCAACAGTTTGATAAACTGCATCATGCCAAAAAATTGCGTGCATAATTAAATCTGACCGTGTACAGATGCCGGAAAAAATATCTAATTTTGTTAACATATCCTTAACATGACGCCAGCTATGATAGTAACGCAATTCATACCCGGACAATGCCGACCAGAATCCATCAAGATAATCGGCCTGCATAAGACTCTTATATTTTTAAATTCATTCCACTCCTATTGGTGCGGCACCATATTTATAATAATTGCCGGCCAGCACAAAACAATTACTAATAAAAGCGCAGCGGATAGTATCGACCTATCAGAGTTGGTTTTGCTCATTAATTCATCCAGCATTTGATTGATACTATCCCATTGCAAATGCAGTAAATATCCTGCGATTAAAAAACCAGTTAGAAAATAAAATAAAAGAAAAAACATTATTTCTCCAATCCGTAAAACTTTTTCAACCAAGGAAGAATCCATTCTTCATATTCTTTTCGTAGTTCGACAGTCAATGCCGGTAACTTTGATTCTAGTGAAAGTGTCTTTAATGTATCTACCCCAACTAAAATCTGCTCACGAATTTTTTCAATAGGATGCTCTCCACGACGAATAGATTTTAAATACTCAGCGTAATCTGATGTGTACGGATATTTAAGTTTCTTTCCAGACAATAAATCAATGCCCTCATTAACGATCCTTAAAGCATGGGAAACTGCCTTCCAATCGGCGGTAGACTGCGCAGCATCTTTTGCTCGAGTTCCAAATTTTGCGACTTGAACATTTACAATATCAAGATTAGTTTCAAATGCGCTCGAATACGGTAAAATCTTTTCCAATAATTTAATACACGGCCGCATATTTTGGCCGGCCGAATCAATAGCATAATCGGTTATTGAAAAATATTTCGGATAATCTTTTTCAATTTCTACGGCAAGTTCCTCAAATTCAGCTTGATGATCTACAATACGATGCAATTTTGGAAATCTTTTAAATAAATCTCTAGCGTCCAGGGCCGCATTTAATCGGTCACCTTTATCAGAATACACTTGGGCCTGGTTGACCGCATATCCTACCATTGATTTAATATTAGCCGTCAAAAATTTATCGTGTAATTCGGTGCAAAACAATGGAAATCTTCCATCGTATATCGCCTGCTCACCGTCAACACACTCAACCGATGCAGCTAGCTCTAGCGCATATGTCTGCCCCTCCATAAAATCTCTTGCAAAAACCTGTAGAGGAACATTTTCACAATCGATATCGTTAATAACGGGCCTGGTATTTTTAATCGACTTACCAAGCAACAAGGAATCTAACTCAGGAAGTACAATGTATTTCATATCCCTATCCGATTCGGGTGTAGAAGTTCCATAAAGTTGTGATCCGTATAGACAAGAAAATAAAATCTTTTGCATATTATATTCCTTTCAATGCGATAATTTCCAAACAAGTGCCTCGTTGTACGATATTTTAAAAAGTTTGATTCCCGCAACGTTATATACGTAAGTATTTCCGGAACGAACAGTCATTTTAAACATCAGATTGCCGCTGTTATCAACCTCAACTATTCTTCCAAGAAATTCTTCCCCAGTGTAGCTCCTATAAATTGCCCAATCACCCAACTCAAAAATATGTTCGTCGCGTTTAGCCATATCATTTTTCCAAGTAATGAATTAAAATTTTATCTATGGTTGCTTTTTCAACCCACCGCAGGCTTACAGAAGTCCTATAAGATACTCCTAAAATTTCGGCTGTTTCAAAAATAATAGACTCCGAGAATCCTAAATCATCACCGAGGTATATTCCCAAATATCGGTTACCCGACATTCCGGTATAAAAAATAGCGTCCCCCGGATTTAATTCATCACCTGTCTTAGTGTAAATCATTTCGATAACCGATGAAGTAAAATCTTATCGGTGGGAACAATCACACATTTTTCGGTAACCATAATTCCGCCGTAGGCCCCACCCTCTTCAGTAACGAGTACTATTTTCTTTGGACGAATTTCAGATATTTGTAACAATATAAGAGTTTGCCCCTTATAGCCAGGTGTAAGAATCCAATCTCCTACTTTAAATTCATCACCGAAAAAATCTACCATTATTGCTCCAATTTATAAATCTAATATCCCGAAATAACACCAGATTGCACCTCTAGATACCATGCACCAAAATCGTGATCTTTATTAAGAATATCTTGTTCAGCTTCTGCGTCAAATAATACCTTAGCCTTACTAAGGTATTCATACATCTTCTTCTCATCGCATTCTTGAAGCATATCAAAATTATGCTGAAATGCTAGGTAATGTCCGATAAGATTCTTTTGCAAGACGAGCTTAATTTCATGCTCGGTTAATTCACGGTATTTTAGAACGCGCTTAAGAGTTTCGAGTAACGGATAAAAAGTATTGCCAAAGTCATTATCGCCTAATACAATTGCAATTGTTCTCATATTATCTCCGTCGTTATTATTCCTCTAGCCGATAAATTAGTGCTTCCGCATCAGTTAATTTTGTTATTATTTCATCCCGTAAACTACACCAGCCAAGGTATTCTGGAAATCGAATAAGAAAACAATCACGCCGGTAATCGACTACCGAAATAACTATTCCTATTTCGCTAGGCAGTTCATTGAGTCCTTGAACCCGAACATAATCACCAATGTTAAACATTATCTTCAAAATGGAGCCGGTCAGTCAACCTCTTAATACCGGCGGTATATCTAATTACATCTGCAGAATATTTTGCATAATTATCAGCTGCAATACTCCACTCAATATCCGTCAAATTTTCGCCTTTGATACATGCAGAATAATAGGCTTTTTGCATTTCGACATATTTTAATTTCTGTGCCAACGTAGCAATTGCTCTCATATTATCTCCGTCGTTATTGCCCGAGTCGCCAAATCAATGCTTCATCATCGGTTAATTTTCTTAATGCTTCCACCACTATTATGTCATAATAATCAAAACTATAATAAATTATAGCATACATTCGTCCGCCATATTCATCCTGCCGAAAACGATTTATTTGGCCAACCGTAGTATTTTTAAAAGTATCGATAAATTCTACAAAATCATTAACCCGAAGTTCAATTCCATTTTTATCACATATCATATCGATAACTGGTAGATGAAAAGATCATCCGGTGTTAACTTAACAAGCGACTGAGAATACCAGATATAATTTTCATCCTTAATCTCATATAAATTACAATAGGCAGCGCCAGTGCCATTATCTTTTCCAATAAATTTAACTTTTTTCGGTAAAATACCAAAAATCGAAACTACCGAAAAGACATAAACCCAGTCGCCTACCGAAAATTTAACGCCATTTCGATCGTGCATTACAACCCCAGTCGATAAATTAGCATTTCATCCGGCGAGACCTTCATCAGATCCAAAGGTGACCAGGGAAACTTCGATCCATTTTCATTCTCTAAGATTGCAAGTTCAGGAAAAAATTCATTTGCTGCAGGTTTAAAAGAGACAACCTTTCTTGGTAAAAATTGATGCTGCCGTGAAAACGAAACAGAGCATACCCAATCACCAATTTTCAGTGGCGTATTTAACCGATCGCAAAAAGTAGTTGTAATCTTATTTGTCATTGACTCAACTTCCAAATTAAAAATTCAGCGGGTGAACACCCATGGAACTTCCGACCGTATTTCATGTTGCAATACATTTCGTACCCGGAAAGAGGAGCATTCGTCCAAGACGAGGAAATATCTTTTCTATTAATCCTCTTTTCGACTCCGATATAACTGCCATCAACTAATTCACGAGAGAGCTCGTACGCAATGGCCTTGGCTCGTCGACGAGTACGTGTGAACCCTCGATAATCCAGCCAACGGCCATCTTTGTCGCACTCAAAAATACTCCACTTTCCGATAATTGCCCAGCTAGGCCGTCTCATTATTTCCTCACAGTTTAATTTCTACCGGGTGGCCAAATTCGTTATAAAATCGTACACGACGAACACCAGAAAGTTTAATCAAATCCATACAATGCTTGCACGGCCGAGAACATCCAGGTCGTTCGGCGGTTTTACGCGAATTCATATTCGTGCGAGAAATATATAGAATCAAATTATTCGGCCGATCATAATGAAATCTACGAACAAGTGCCATCATTTCAGCGTGAACATTTCCATTATAGGTTGAAGAGGACGAACGAGGGGTCGTTTTACCCCAAATATTGTGGCCGACTGAAAGCAAATTCGAACCAGCGTAAAGAGCTGCTCCCAACTGATAACCTACCTGCGGGCCGTTACTCAACAAACTCGCAGCTTTTGCTGCATCGAAACCTCTTTGCCAACTACCAGACAATGACGGCATTCAACCCTTTCTACAGTTACGAATTCGTTTGATCCTTCACCGCGGCCAAAATAGCATGGGCCAGCGCAGTCGCCATTTCTGTACTAAGATTAAAATCGACCGGTCCCCAAAAACCTCGAGACGCATCATCTGGCGTACAAATACGAATAGTATTGAGACTATCGCAATCCGGTACAACTTGAAAATGGGCACCGTCTGCACAGATATCTTCGGAATAAATGTTACGTACTACTTCAATTTCTACCGGCATACTCGATCTCCCTTATCGTCAATTCCAAATTTTGTTTTCAACTTTTCACATTCGATATCGCCAAATTGTCGGCGATATGTAGCCAAAATGTATCGAGTTTTCATCTTTTGAAACTTGATCCTACACGAAAGCACAAACCATTTTATCCTATAATTATAGAATTAATCCTATAATAGGCAATCAGCACCCGAAGTGTGAATTTTTCAATCACTGTGTTCTCCTCACTGAAATAATTATAGCAAATCCCCCGGGGGAAGTCAACCGAAATAAGTCCTTTAAAATCAGCAAAGTTAAGTCCTTTGTTTTCAAGGCACAAATTAATAGGATAATTGGATGAGTAACGCATCGTTTTCGGTTATTTTTTCAATATTTTTAGAGGATCGACTTTTCATTACAAAATCTATATTAGGAGAATCTAAAACGGCAATTTCATTTTCTCCATAATAATCATACGCAGCGGTGAAACGAATATTCTCAACATCCAATATTTTTCCTATTCGAATCGATGCACCCGGCGAATTATATTTAACCCAATCACCCTTGACAATTAAATTACCGAATTTATCCGTCATTATTTTACCTCATTAAAATAGGGAGGCTTTAAAAAGCCTCCCTATTTTATATCGAGATTTACTTCTTGTGCCGGAGCTGGAGTGCATCCGCTTCGTGCTTCTGAAAGTCGGTTGTGGTCTTGCCGGACGTCAGAATGGCAAAATCGTCCTGCGATCCATAAGGAATGCCTACACGTAAATGAGGATAATGACCAATCATATTATAAAATCGGCCAGCCGTGGTTGCGGTAATATATTGATTATACGACTGTTTAAGACTAATAATTCGAGTTTGACTGGTTGAAAACGTGCTATGAAATTCCTCAATCTTTTCCTGCACAGCTCGATACAAACTGGGATCAAGATTCGGATTGCTTTCCTTAATAAATTGGAGAACTGCCTGGGAACCGCTTGCTCCGTATCGGCCAGTAAGAGCAGCTTGCCAAACGGACTTCATATCATCCGTATAATTATCCGGCACCTGGGAAGTTTCCATCACTTCCTTCCAGCCGTTATCATACACATTCTTCATCTGTTCATATTGTGCAGGAATATCTGCTTCAAACTTATTAGCCTCATTGCTCCAACTAATATATCCGATAAGCAAGACTCCCACACATACCAAAGGAACTAATACGATTACCGCTAATCCAATTAATACATTCTTCATAATTTTCTCTCTTTCTTCAAAGGTTAAAGATTATTTTCTTTCAACTGGTTCGTGGCAAAATAAACAATTATCATGACAGGAATCGTCACAATCATTATATACGCATATTCCTAATGGACCAGGGCATCCCCAAGTACGGTCAGTTACCAATTCCTCTTTATTTTCGCCGAGCAAAACTGCCGCTCGGGAAAGTAAAATATTATTTGCTTCGTTTTCTTTAGAATTCGCTAGCAGCAAAATTCTATACGATTCCTTGCGTAAAACACTGGCTTCGTCTAAAAGAAGTTGCACATCGGTCGCTATCGGTGTTGCCGTTGGTTCCTTACGTTGTCTAGCCATTGTCATCCTCAGTCGCTATCATTTTAATTACGGGATAGGCAATGCTAACTAAAATACTGAGAACAAAAATAATTGTCATTGCTTTTCGAGACGGCTGATATGCACGAATAAGATATTTCATATCTTTCATATGCATTCGAACAAAATGGTCTCGAGTGGTATTGAAAATTGCATAATTAATCTGATTTCGCTGATCAAGTGTTCCGATATCCAAAATCTGATTCTTCAATGAAACTTTGAAGCTAGGATTTGTCGTCCAACTCATTACCTCAGCAAAATCAATCTTATGACCATCTTTTGAGCCAATGATAATGTCAATATCATTTTTCTTGCCGCCGAGCCACGCATCCTTAAGGGCAGCAACATAATCTCGATCTGCTAAAGGAACAAGAATTAAAATAATATTCGCTTGCTTCATCGGCCCTAAAATCTTGTTATCCTCGCGGATCAACCAATTCCAGGTCGAAGCATCCAAATTAGGAATCATGTTAATTACTGGATCATGCTGATAATAATCGTAAACATGATCCGGATACTTTGGAATCCATTGCTTATATTTTTCTACGTCGCCAGTGGTGCCAAGTAGAACACTATCCGGATTTGCCTGAATATAATTAACAAATGAATGGGTACTTGAAAAGGGCTGACCGATATATGCGCTACCCCAACGAGCAGGCATATTTAATCCTTGCCGATCAACTCGACTGATAACAACGGATTCCCCGGTAGTTGATTTTACTGCCCAGTCAATATCGTAATCATGCTCGTAGCAGGTAGAACAATGAAGAGTAGTATTTCCATCTTTGTCACTCGTAGTATAACAATTGCAATCATAACTATGCGAACAACTCACATGATACGACGACTTCGAGCTTACCTTACCATTCCATACTTCGGTATCGGTGATGCTAGATTGATAACATACCGTCAGTGCAATTCCAATGAACCCAGCAACAATAGCCGATTGAATGCAAACATCGAGCCAGCCTACCCTCTTATGCAACAGAAAATGAAGAATCACCGCTAGCAAGAGGGGAACAATAAACAAAATTAAAAAATTAATCATTTTACCTTTCTACCTTATTCCGGTGCAAAATCATAACATTTGACGCTGACCGATTTAATTGGTTTCCGCATATGTTTCATACGATCGAATTCATCCCACGCAAAGGATTTTTCGAAGACCTTATTCAGCCGTTCGCCCACATCAACTGCCGCCCGAGTATAATTGTCGCTGATCCCTCGTTGTTTTGACCGCAACGCAAGGGAAAACAAAATTGCCTCCGCTTCACGACTATCAATGTCAATTGTAATCTGCATATTTTTCCTCGACGGATCAATCTTCGCTGCTCGGTCAGCGACCTCATTTTTAAAGAGCAGAATAAGATTTTCAAGAGTGTATTTCATTAAAATTCCTTTCTTAGTATTCGTCGTCTACGTCAAACCGAAGTAAAAACCCATTGGTCTGAATAAATTGGTCGCCATATTCGAGACTGGCATCGAACTGATCTAAATCAAACTTCTGATCGGTCACCTGATCAGAAAACATATTTTCAACAACAGTATCTTCGCGCATGATTCCTCCGTTGGTTATTGATTCAGTTTTTTCAAAAATACCCAATCTGGGCTAACCCCATGTTACCTGCATTGGCCCACGCCAACAGGTTTTATCGTTTGATTTGCAGTTATCTTGAAAAAATTCCCTAGTTAGCCGCAACCCAATTCCAGAACCATATTTCGCTTTCTCAAAATTTTTCACTTTGAATAACGCAACTTCACCTGCCGACCATACTGCGGTAACATAATCCCCAATTTCGACAGGATGGCCGATTGCATCATCAATCTCCGAAATATTAAGTTACGTTTTCTCTGTCATGTTTAAAGTATAGCACAGCCTTCGCTTCAAATAAAGAATTATTTATACAATTCTAAATGGCCAATCGCATTTTCCAATATTTCTCGAGAAATCGGGCCAACAACGGTTGCGGTGTGCACCGTTTCGAATGTTCCGTAAACATCTTGATTTGTATCGTAAAATTCTTCGTAGTATAGGCCGTCCCTCCCAATTAAATTCAATTGCCGATCCGATATCGTATTTTTAATTTCTGCACTAACTTTTTTTAATTCTTTGGTATTACGCACGCTTAGATCAATCGCGGTGATTTCGGTATACGGCAGAAAGCCCACGGCACTCATAAGAGCTCGAGTATTTTCGATCTTTCGACCAATATGAAATGCCTGCGCAATCAGGCGCCCAGCACTCATCTTAACAGACTTGATATGTTCTTCATCCGAGGAATCACCCGTAAGAAGATCATAATGTGTAACTTTTGAGGTAATCTGAACTGTTTCCGGCACCAAGATATAAAATCGCTTTTCTTCCATGTTATTCTTCTCCAATTTTAGCAATCAAATAATCAAGCAGGGTAGACATTGCGCCGAGGGCTGCATTTGCCCGTAACAGTAATGATTCTAATCTTTCATTTTCTTTGCGTAATTGCATAACTTCTGCATTACTATCGGGTGGTTGAATATATTCAGCCTCCGAAATATTATCATACGGCGGCACGACGCGCGGCTGAAAAATTGCAAGTTCTGTATCTCTATAATCACCAGCCGCGCTATTGAGAGGCATTTATTCCATCTCCACAATAATATTTGAGTCAGCAATTTTATGCTGCTCTTTTCGTATCGACTTCGCCGAAAACAAGTTGGCAATGTCATTCCACGTAGTTTCGTCACGCAATTCCATCGTTAAAGTCAATTTCAATTCATCACCTCAATTACAAGTATACAGTTTCGATCAGTAGATGTCAAGAAAACAGCCGTTGAAAATAAAGGACTTACAATTTATCACAGGAAAGAACCAAAAAATTTCCACTTTTCTTGCGATAAATCTTATTGATTTTAAAAGGTTTATCGACCTTTGTGGTGACGATGATTCCCGAAAAAACACCGCTGATAAATTCACGTTTTACGCGATACTTCATCTTTTTAGGCATAATTAATGATAGCAAGAATTATTCACCCTGTCAATTGGTATTTTCTTTAAAGATTTCACTTGTATTCGGTGCCGGAGTTTGCTATAATTATTTCAGTGAAGGGAACAAAAATGATTACAGAGGAAGCGGCTCGTGATTTTCAGTTGGGGTTTATCGAAGGGATGATAACCGAAGCGGCAGAAAACGGAGGCACGACTATTCGTGTTACAGATCCGTTTTGGGTAGTAGATGGCCGAGTACAGAATAAAATTTTCGATATCCTTAGAAATGCAGGATACGTGGTAAAATTTAATCACATGCAAGGAGATGGGCCCGTACAGATTGTTAATATTTCCTGGTAACGAGAATTATATAAACCATGTGGGAATTGTATTGCAATTCCCACTGCTACTTCGATGTGTGGAGGAATGATGGATGAGCCTAGGTGGTTGCAGCAGAATTATTATGATGGGTTGCGTGAGGCAAAACGCCTGATTTTACAAAACGGAAATGTTCAAGATGCTCTGAGCGAGATCGATGAAGCGTTGCAGAAATCTATTCCTACACAGCTATCCGACTCATTGTCATTTGCACACCGTAAAGATCCAGTGATATAACGAAAAGGATTATATACAAAACATTATATTCTATTCTTTAAATTTTATAAACGAAAACGGTGAGCAGAGATGCTCACCGTTTTCGTTTAATACATTAATTTTGCTAAAAATCGAGCTTGCGTACACGGCTGCTTAATAAACATAATTGCGCTCTTTCTTCCTTGTACTGCCAGCATTTGAACTTCTTCATCTGGATTTTTAATGAATTGAATAGCGGTTGGCGCTTTTCGTACCGCGGCTAATTGAACATCCTTACTCGCGTTAGGAAATAGTGCTATTGTTCCACCAAACTTTGTAACCATCTCCAATTGAATCTCTTCTGCCGGATTATCAATATAATGTATAGCATTCTTATTTTTTGCAATAGCCGCTCGTTGTACCTCAACACACGGATTCTTAATATATCTAATATTTTTCCCATTTTTATTCACAGCAGCAAATTGCACAGGTAGCGATGGCGTAAAAAATTTCATTCTCTTTGGATCTTTTATAGCGCAATACTCTTGTACCGATTCTGGAATATCTTTAAGAAATTTCAATGCGGCCATACTCTTTTTCACAGCAATTAATTGAAGAATTTCGCTAGGATTTTCGAACAATTGGAGTAATTCATAGTTTCGTTTTACTGCCAACCCGATAAGTTTATCACTGGGAGAATCAATAAATTTAATCGCATATCCTGTTTGTGATATCGCAGCGATTTTCATTTCTTCTGTTGGATTTTCTACATAACGAATAGCAAGACCCGTTTGCGTTAGCGCGGCCAATGTTACTCGAGGAGAAGGATTCGATATGAATTCTAGAAGAAGACCATTTTTCTGAACGGCTAAAAGTTGCGCCGCTTCGGACGGAGATTTATCGATAAGAATTGAATATGGATTTTTTGGTACTCGTTTCTTTTTTGAATATGCCATTGATTACATTAGGAGACACGATTTGAAAATCGTGCCTCCTATCCTTTATTAAGATATTAAGAACACTTACTTGATCCGCAACTCGCGCAATGATAGCATCCGGATTCATATATTAACTGGCCGCCGCATTGGGTACATTTTTCGCCATCAACTTTTTCTCCATCTCGAATATATCCAGCAAGTAATTTTTTAACATGAAAAAGAAAACTAGCAAAAGTTACACCTTCAACTTTATCGAGCTCTGCAACAACATTCTTAATTCGAACGCCATGCCGTAATAATAGTCCGATAGTTCTAGCAATTTTTACACTGTTTGAATCATTGCCGCACTTTCGTACTGTTGATTCTATATATTGTGCGGGAATACCTTTTACTCGAGCTAAATTAATTAATCGATCGACCACATCGTTCGTAGTCACCGATTTTTCTATGGCATTAGTTTGCACAAAAATTGAAATTGGTGCCTTATTGGCATTCAACCCGATTGTACAATACCATTTTCTTGATCCGCCGGATTCATGATCTCTAAGAACTTTCATTTCGGCCGTGGTCGTATCCGGCAATTTAACATCATCTAGAATAATTTCTTCATCAGAACTTTCATCTTTTTGATCTACAGCCGAAAGAACTGAACTCATCGTTCCTGCGCGATATGTCGTAATTCCTTTTATATATCCTGTTTCAAAAGCATCAAGATAAATATTTTGAAATTTTTCAAACATATAATCACTGGGTAAATTGACAGTTTTACTACAGGCAGAGTCCGCGCACTTGCACCAACCCTTAAGGTCAGTAATATGCTCTTCAACAGATAATTGGGTGGTGGTAGCCGCCCAATCCGCAGTTGGGTCCCACTCGCCGATCTTTGAGAGATATCGAACCCCATAATCCTGGCATAACACTTCCTTTGTTAATCCTCGATTTTTATCAATTTTATAAACGGTACCATATTTATCTACGCCTCGTAAAATTTGCTCGTCGCCTTCTTGTGCAAATTTAAACATTTCCGTTTCAAAAAATTCACCTTGACTCCAAACCGGAGTAACTAATCGGATATGATCTGGCATATGTGAAACAATAACCGTTCGAGTATATTCTGGTAGGAAAGCGGGCTCAATCCCACCCGTAACAACCTGTGCTAAACAACCACTATTTCCATTCGGTTGATTCGAAAAAAGCGCCGAATTTCGTATACCATTCTTTTTCATACGATTTCGCAAGTTAACTGGTAAATCAATATTATCCCAGAAAGGACTTAATACATGATTATCTGGTTCGCATAATGGGAACATTCCCTTTTCATCGGCGAGATTTAATGAGGCTTCAACTCCGGCGTGAGTGAAAACTGTTAATAATTCATGCTGAATTTTAAGCGCCTCTTTTGATCCATATCGAATCTTCATCATAATAAGAGAACTACCCCAGCCCATTACGCCGCATCCTATCCGCCGTTTATTTCTCATAGTACTTACATATTCGGGTAATGGTGCATCACTATACTCATTTACATTATCTAGAAAACGAACAAGGTAGCCTACATATTTTTTAACTCTATCTAAATCAAACCCAATTCTATCTTTATTTACAAATTGGGTAAGATTCATTGTGCCTAAACAGCAAACACCCCCGGGTGCTAACATTTGCTCCATCGGTTATTTCAACGCGCTTTATCGTTGATCTCCTCATTTCTAAGGAGTGTCGGACTATATCTTCATACTATGTATGTCGGGCGCTCGTGGTAGGATTATTGATTTAGTTTCTCACCTACTAGTCTCTACGCTTTTCAGAATACTGTTATACTATTTCTTCTGACTTAGCTCGGTATTTCCAGTTTAAAGGATTCACCGAATTCACCCAATGATTATACTGAGGCCAGCTTTACGCAATTTGACCACAGGGATTCGTTGTCGCAATTTTCTCTAAATAATTAAGTTGATTAAATTTATTTGAACGATCTAAAAATAAAATTCCTGGTTCGTTTCTATTATAGGTTGATTGAGTAATCAAATTCCATAACCATTCAACTTTAACCGTTTGATAAATTTTAATTGGATATCCTTTTGATACCCACGATGTTAGATCCCCAAACCATTCCTTTTTATATTGCGGATGAGTAGTTTCTGGATAAACCAAATCCCAAGTAATTGCATTAATTTCATTTTGGGGTGCCCCATCACGTTTTAATTGAGATAAATTTAATACTTTTTCCATAAATTTATCGGTGCAATTGACACTCATATTAAATTTGGATAATCTGCCGGGAGTTTGTTTTGCTGTAATAAATTCAATAATGTCCGGATTCCAAACAGACATACACAACATCTGGGCGCCTTTTCGGATTTTACCTTTTGCTTTTTTATTTAATGATTTTTTACCAGAGCCTGAAGTAATAATTTCTGAACTGCGGTCAAAGAGCTCGAAAAATTTAACAGCCCCAGGCGTTTCCACCCCTATACCATTGATAAATGTGCCGCGTGGTCGAATAAAATCTGCGACGGCTCCTGCTCCCCCTTCAGACTTAAGAGTGAATGATTGATATTTAAGATACTCTAAAATGCCTTCTAAACTATCGGCATCATATTTAGGATTCGGGAGAACAAAGCAATTAATTAAGGTTGTTCCCTTAAATTCTGTTCCGGCATTTGCCAAAATTCTACCACCGGGAACTACTTTGAATCCTGTAAGCATATCATAAAAATTGTATGCCCATTTAACTCGTAATTCTTCTGTTGCCTCCACGCTTGCAATTGCTTTTGCAACACGCCAAAAATTATCATTAATATCGGCGTCTTTATAATCTTTATAAGTAGCAGACCAGACCTCTTCACTAAAGCTATCTTCAAATTTCGTTGTTTGTTCTGGTCTGGGGAGATAAGAAAGTCCTTTCATTGTTTCTTGTGTTGTGTTCAAAATTAAACCTCTATTTTGTATACTGAATTTGTCTTGTATTTACCGCGGATAAACTACATATTGATAACATTTTTTTTCTTTTCCATAAAAACTTACCATTTCTTCTACCGACACTATTTCATTCATATCGGGCGAAACCGACATCTTATATCCAGCATTTAGCAATGTTTGCCATGCCGTATTATCTTCGGATATCATGCTTTTACTACTTTTAATTGCGCAGTTATCATTGTCTAAGATAGCGACATATAAATCGGCTAATTCCCCATATGTTATAAAAGAACTAATTCTGGCATTTATCACTTCTAGTTCAGTACCGACTTTTTCCAATTCGACTATCTGCGTCATCGTTTCATTTTGCTCTGTCCAATAATAAACGCAGGTAGATAATTCTATTTTTCTAGTGGTATCATTAATAATAATTGGTTGTTGCCCGAATTTTAATAAATCTCGAATATTATATTGTAAGATATCGAACATTCTAAATTGCCAAAAGCTTTTACCAGGCATCTCTAAAAAACTAACTTCCATTCGATGCATATCTTCGAGACAGTATAGCTTTTCATAATTGCACATATCTATTATATCTTGTTGACCTATCATGTTTATACTCCAGCCAATTCTCGATATCTTTGGGTATTGAAAAAGTTTCTAGTCTCGGCTAATATTTTTGTTTCCGTTAAAATATATTGATAACGTTTATAATCGGTATTATCGTTCTCAAAATAATTATCAAAATCGTTAATTGTTAAAAATGTTTTAAAAGTTCTTCCCGGATTTAATGCGTCATAAATTGAAATCTTATGACCCATTTTAAACAACCTTTTCCAAATAGCATATCCTTCATCGGACAGGGATACGTCGCTCAAAATTCTTACACCTTTACCGCAATCTTTTAGAATAACATCGTATAAAGAGCTAGCATATGGCTTTCTTCCCCGCCAATTAGAATTTTTTCCTGTAATTCTAACTACTAATCCTTGAGGTTTCTTTTCTAATTCCGAGCCTAAAATAATTTCATTATCTATTTCATACCAGTAATAGACACAAGTAGATAATTCTATTTTTCGATAACCATTGCCCATATCAATAGAAATCTGGCCGTTTCTTTTAAGATCAGCAATATTATATATAAACATATCATATAGTTCGGTTTTACCGATTCCTTCCGGGGATTCGGTTAACCATGTTTCGTTGAATTCTAACTGGCTCATAATGCTCCTATATAATTATATATTCCAGCTCTCATATAATAACTGCGATCCTAAATTCTTTGATTTAAGTTCGCACATAATATCGGCCCAATTCCAATGGCCATACGCCCAAGAATTAACCGCAGAATTAGTAAAATACTCACTGTGCCCACGTAATTGTTGTTTTTTAATACCGGAGGCTACTAAAATTGAAAGATCAGGTAACGAAGATAAACTTGAATTAACTACGTCCGGTCGGCATTGACTATAATGAATTACGGGACGAATTCCTCGCCAACTATCTTTAACTTTTGTAATTCGAGCATCGGATGGTAAAATATATTCTCCCGTTTTAATAAAATGATGATGCAGATCGATTACCAACGGAAGGCAATCTGCTAATTTTAAAGTATCATCTAAGCCCCAACTAATTTCGTCATTTTCAATAGTAAGTGTGTTTCTTGCAGTAGAACTTAATTTAGGTAATATGTTTCTAATCGCTGTTGGCCCTACGCGACCGCCAACATGAATATTACATTTGAAATCCTGCCACGATTTTCCGTAACCCATCCAACGTATCATATCACTGTGGTATTCGATTTCTAGCCGACTATTCTCGACTACTTCCGTTCGATCACTAGAAAGACAGCAAAATTGTCCAGGGTGCATACTTAGCCGAACATTTAGATTACGTGCTACTTCACCAATAATAGAAAAATTACTTTCACAATAATTCCGCACATCGGGTCGTTTCCAAAATGTTGACCAAACACCCTCCGTATACATCGGTAGAATATCAGACGATAATCGCACCATTCTTAATTGATCCGTTAGCGATCCTACTTTTTTCACTAATTGCAATGATGCCGTTAAATTATGCTGCATTATATCCCAGAGTCGTTGCTCGGCATCTAACTTAGTTTGCCGATTTAGCCAAGATACCGTTGTTACTCGATTGTTCAGTTCGGCGACTGATTCGATCCTATTATTTGTATTTTTAACCCATTTACATGCAAATCCAATGCGTTTAACCATATCTTAATTATACCAACTTTGTATTGGATAATCAAATGGCCGTTATATTTTAATATAACGGCCATTTGATTACTTATTCGTTAACTTTTGGATTTGCTCGTCGCTCATATTATTAACCCGAGAGCGAATTGAATTTGCATCTTCGTGAGTTTCTTTCGCTGCTCTAGTATCATCAACTTTCGTCTCTATAACTTGCTGATCTTGACTACTGCTTAACGGCAGACTTTCATTATCAAAATCATGAATCGGCAAAACCGATTGTTCCGAATAATAATAGGTTAACGTAATTTTGTCACCGATATGTGATACCGGTAACTTAATCGATGTTGAGACGTCACCATTAAATAAATGATCTATACCTGCAACATGAATATAATAAATTGTTCCTGTATTTGTATTGTTAAAACCAATTCTATCGATTGAACCGGTAATTGAATTTAATTCTCGATTCTTGTCAAGAGAACTATTGATTCCTTTGCCCGATAGACTCTTTTGGAATTGTGACATTGCGGCGGACATTGTTGAGCCAAACGATACCTGTTGGATATTATTAATCTCAACAATTGCAACGCCTTGAAACGCACTATTCTCATTTACCACCGGAAGAATATCAACCATCTCTCCATAAAGATTATAAAGTTGTGGATCAACGCCGGTTAACTTTCGATATGAAATATCTTGATTTCTATTAACCGCATTTACTACTGCCTTATTGGTCCCGCCGCCTGGCACCTGATAAAAGATTGTCTTCCCGGTATGCGCATCGGTGTAAATTACACCTACCATAGAGTCGTCGTTGGCACTCATTGAGGTTACGTCGGTGACCCAGGTTGCATCTCCATTATTACCATAAATCAAGGTTGTATTACCTGGATGCAAACGCCCAACCTTGCCGCCAAAAATTGAACTGTTCCACCACCCATTTTTCAGGTCGCCCCAGTATGCGATATTGTCGTTAACCACCGAATCTGGAACAACTCGATCAATCCATGCTGGTACACTGCCAATAGGATAAAAGGTGCTACTGCCCGATGCCGGATCTACAACTACAATACCATCAATCTTAATACCCCACCATCCAATTGTCGGGGTGAATACAGATACAACCCACCAAGGATGATAATTTTCGTCTAGCTCAAATGAAAAATCAGTTAATCCTTTGGAGAAATACCCATTAGTCCTTAGATGCCGTTCGAGATTATTACCGAAATAAGCGGATGGTGAATACACCATTTCGGCGCCGGATGCAAACTTTACAAACTTCGGCTGTTCCTCGGGATTTTCCGCTGACACCATCACGTAACCTGGAATTGAACCCGTTGAATTGGCAACCATCAGACCATCATATTCTAGAGGAAATACATACCAAAGTTCGCCCTTAATAAGTTGCAATGTCGACTCGCCTAGGTGAAACTGACTGCCAATCGATCCATCCTGACCCATTGCTTTAGTGGCGAGAAAATTAGCATTATTCGAACTAACAAGACGAATATGATTCGGATCCTTGGGTTGAATATCTTGACTCCATTGGCGGGTTTCAACATTACCAATAAGGGCTGAATAATGCGCGGCATTTAATGCCTCACCAGAACTAACTAGCATAAAAAGATACAAAAAAATTGTTGAGATACCTAATGCCCACACGATAGCATAATGGTCATCATCCATTGCGGTTAAAACAATGGAGTCGGTCAAAAATAAAATCGCAACAAATAGACCGGGCAAGCCGAATAATGGCCAAACCGTCGAAACATTATTTACGTAAAAAATCATCCATTGTAACGGCAAAAAGATCGATGCTACTATGGTCGCAGCCGGAATCCTCTTAAAGAGCAGAAGCGGCAAAATACCGATTAACGTGCTTACAAATGCAATCGCAAAAATCATTCTCTAACCTTTCAAAGTACACGACAAAATTTTGTCCACATATACATTGTAGCATATATGTGGGCAAAAATCAAGAATTTAAATTATTTAACCGAGTGAAATTGTTCAAACTTACGATTGTAGAAAGAACAAACATCTAAACATTGCTTCGAACAAATCGGATCAGTTTTGGTATTATGTGTCTTATACCATTCAGCCCGTTCTTCTCGCATATGAGGTCCGACTTTTCCGATCGGCCGACCACCTTCTCGAAAATAAATTACACAGGGAAAGTGATAGTTACCGTTGACAATCATATCATCATGCACAAGGCCGCATTTCGAAACATCTGAGTCTAATAATCCTCTTACGGTTGTGCCTTCTTTTAGATTTGCAATTCGATATGCTAAAATAGGATGTCTAGACAAGATATCAGGCGATACTACGACATTGCTCAACTTATTCGATTCTTGAGCGGCAGGAATAATTCGAATATCCGCAACCCCTAAGCTATCGGCAAACGTAATAATCTCATTCACCTTTTCAGCATTAATTCCGGCATTTAAAACAACTCCGACCGAAACATATGTCTTAGCCGACAAATATCGAATATTCTCTACGACTGTTTCCCATTTGCCAGCTCCCCCATCAAGAATGTCGCCGTCTGATGCGCAACAGGCATCGAGCGAAATGCTCAGATCATTTGCACCGGCAGCAAGCAACGAATCATACAATTCCTTTGATGCCGAGCCATTCGTTGAAATTGCAATACGTTCACACCCTACTTCCTTTGCAATCGCAATCAACTTATCCAATCCCTTATATAATGTGGGTTCCCCACCGGAGAATCGAATATTCTTAAGATGCTGCGCGCCCCATAGACGAACAATGTTTTCTGCATCTACAAAAGGAATATCCGGCCCGCCTACCCGCCTACAATAGGGGCATCGAAAATTACAGGCCGAGGAAACGATAAGTTCACATCGCTGTAAATCAGAAGATACCGATGCATTACGGCAACGATTGTTGCTAAGAGTATAAAATCCAATTTGTGTTAAGTCTTCCATCTATCTTTCCTTTCTAATTAATCAACGTGAATACTTTGAGATCCACTCATATCACCGCATACTACACCAGTTACATTCTCACCATTTGGAGCAACAGCTCGGAATGCCGTTTTAGTGAATGCACTATCACAACCAAGATATCGATGTCCAGTAATTTGAATATTATGATAATTATTAATCGTTAATACATGAGTTGCCGCAGCAGGATTAATATATGGATAGCAGGCTGCGATAATAATACCTACACAAACTGCTACTATACCGGCTAATACTAGAAAGGATGAAATACCTTCCATTATCGAATTATCTTTTTCTACAGACTCAAACATATTATTCCTTTTCTTGAAAAATCTTTTCGAATTCATAATCTCTAAGGTGAAACCAAAATTCCTTATAATCTTTAAAAAACATAACGGCGATATGGTTTGCCTTAGGACGGCAGATTAAATTTTCACCATAGCACCAACCAACTGCATACTTCTTAAGAATTTCACGATTTTCGATAAGAGCATTCGTGCGGCAAGGAATGTGAAATTCATTCCACACATCGCCACTTCTCCAAGTGCTCCAATCAAACGCGCTTGAATCCAATTTTTCGATCATTAATTTTACTTTCGAGGAATTTTAATTTTACGTTTAGAGGTAATAACCGGCGGATTCGGATCGTAATCTTTTTTGTAAATTCTTTTATACTCTTCCAAAAAATTAAATGGGCCGATCACCTTAACAAAATTTTCCGGAGGTATAATCCGGGTGGTCCGATAATGACGATTAATATTCGAAAATGGATCATTCGAAATATCATACGGATCATCGAGTTTAACGGTAATTACGTAGTAATCAGGAAAATGCATTGATTCTTTATATTGCCATTTTCGAGCTGAAATATGAGCGAAGGCATACCTTACCAATATCTATTACTTCTTGCTGCAAGTCTCACCTTCTAATTTGTATTTGCCCCATTCCGGGGTATCATTATGCGTTCGAAACCTTCGTTCCGCATGTCCACGAGTTTTCTCTAGAATGATAAAAAATGAATCGGATTGCCAATTATATTCCCACCATCCGTTAAGAGTAGTTTTTCCATCTGTCCATTTCGCAGTCTTCATCCTATCGGTTATTGGTCGAAACATCATTCCAGCAAAATCAACCATTACTTTCCCAAAGCCTCAGTTAACCAATCATCTCCAACGATGTTGATACCCAACTTCTGTGCCTTTGCAAGTTTTGATCCCGCCGCCTCTCCGCAAATCAAAAGGTTAACATCCTTTGTTACGGAACTATGCGCAATTGCACCCAACTTTTCTAAATCAGCCGTGATACCAGGACGGGAACCACGAGCAAACGATCCAGTAATGCAAAAGTCGACTCCCTCTAACTTCTTACCGGCTGTTGGAACTGTAACCAACCCAGTAGGACGAACGCCCGCCGCATGAAGCCGATTGCACAAATTAACGTTATTCTTATTCTTTGCCCAATCAACAATTGAAGCGGTCTTTACAGGACCGAGTTTTTCAATATTCAGCGCAGGTAAAGTAAGTAGCAACTTGGGCAACTTACCCATATCGTCGGAGGTAAGATTCAATGCCTTTGAGATGTCTTCCCCAAGCGAATGTCCAACCATTGGAATGTTAAGTGACGCAATCCAACGTTCCCAAGTTGCGGTCTTTGCAACTTCTAAACTCTTAACCATCTTCAGAGTGTTAACACCGGAACGAAAGCCGGCATTTTTAAATGAGGATACCAGAGCAAGATCATTTTGCTTCGACTTCGAAAAACTTGCAGCGGAATTTAATGATGCATTTCCAAATTCAAATAAATCCGCAATATTAGTAATATCGAAATCAACTAATTCAGCCGACATACTAGCGCCGAGATTATCAATTTCTAAAGTATCACGATGGCCAATGTAAACAAACTGTTGTGCCGCCTTTCCTGGGCACGCACTATTATCGCAAAATCGTTGCGCAATACCGGAATCATTTTGAATTCGCAAAATGGAATTGCAAGAGGGGCAATGTGTCGGAAACGGCAATTTCCTTGCTCCCTTATTATTCACAACACCGGTGATATAGGGAATCACGTCGCCCGAACGCAAAATCTTGACTATTGATCCAATCATTATGTCAAGATTTTCCATGTAAGTTTCGTTACAAAGATTAGCGCGTGAAATCATCGCACCGCCGAGGTCAACCGGCTCCAAAATTGCCACCGGAGTGACCTTTCCCGTGCGGCCTAGGCCAAATTCGATGCCCGCCAACTTTGTTTGGGCAGACAAATTTTGGGGCTTAAAGCAATGCTGATAGCGGGTAAATTTTTCAGCGACCCCAAGTGTATTTCGAACTTTGTGTGAATCGGCTTTAATTACTACACCATCGCAAACAACGTCGGTAGTCTTAATAAATTCGAGCAGCTTGTTTAGTGCACCTTCAATCGCACCTTTTGCAGAAGTTGCAACCGCAATGCCTTCATACTTAGGAAAGCCCAGAGCATATGCGAGATTCATACGCGCAATAGCGCTATCCGGGAGCAAATCATCTTGATCTGGGCTATACATATCCCAGGGCATTAGCAGAATTTCGCGACTTGCAACAATAGACATATCTTGCTGTTTCATTGTGCCCGCAACAAGATTTCGTGTGTTTGAATACTGCTTACCTCCCAATGCGTTAATGCGAGCTAGTTCACTCTTTCGCATCACTAGTTCACCGCGAATTCGAAGATCGCTGGGCAAATTCTTCGGAAGATTTTTCCCACCAAAGTATTGCGGAATATACTTGCAGGCATGAACCTGCTCGGTCATATCTTCTCCGGCTTCTCCATCGCCGCGTGTTACAGCACGGATCAGCCGGCCATTCTTGTAAGAAAGCTCGCAGCTAATCCCATCCCGTTTCGGCTCCTCGAGAACAACATCACCATAATTCTTGGCAGCGGCAATATAACTTTCGGGCGTGTAATAATTCTCAATACTCAACATTGGCCGATCGTGCTTAATCCGAGTAAGAGAATTCTTTGAATCCCCCACACGAGTGAGGACGGTCGCAAGATTCGCAAAATTCGAATTTGCATTAACCAGCGAAATCAACTGCGCTTCTAGCGCATCATATTCACCATCGCTCAAAATTGGATCGCCGGCGTAATAGGCTACCTGCGCGTCAATCAACTGCGAATTAAGTGTTTCAATCAACTTGCCTGCTTGCATACCTGTTTTCCTCACTGAAATAATTATAGCAAACGCCGGGTTAAGTGTCAACCGATAAATTTGTAGGTGCCGTCCGGGTTCTGTTCAAATGTTCCACGGCGAACACCGGTAGCAATAACCAATTTTGCAAACCACCCCCAATGAAAAGGATAAATTAGCTCCACAATTTCATTGAACGTTATATGCTCGGTATCCATCTTGCTCAACGTGTCTGCAATTCTCATATACCGTTTATTCAGCCGAGCTCCTCACTGAAATAATTATAGCAAAATCCGGTACCGAATGCAAGAAAAAAGTAATCGCTGAAAACAAAGGGCTTATTCGATGAGGAATAAGCCCGTTGTAATCAAAGTATTACTCCTTGGTCTTAAGACGACTCTTATTTGCTTCCAGAAATTCATCGAGCTTAGGGGTTGCTTCAATCAGCCGCTTCCACTGACTGTAATATAGCGTAACGGGGAAACGCCCCATTCCGTAAACCGAAACCCCGCCCTTTTCGCCGACCTTAAACGTTAATGCCTTAACGGATTTTTCGGCCTGTAACGCCTCGAGCTGCGCTTTCAATTCTTCGTAAGTTGGTTCCATTTTAACAACCTTTCTTCCCACTGAAATAATTATAGCAAAGTTAGCCATCAAATGCAAGAAAAAGTTTGTACTCAAAACAAAGAACTTAACGATTTTTACTCGTTAAGTTCTTTGTAATCAGCTATTTTGCCAGTTTAACGAAATTAAGCTGGGTTGTGTTCCCGGTGAATCGCTTAACTTTTCCGGTAACCTGATATATTTGACCAGGATTCCAGCCGTTTCCGTTAAAAAAGAATAGTAGATGTGTACCAGACGTTGCATTAATTACATTTACATTGTATTTTGCGCTGAACGAGCACGAAATAACCGTAATCTGCAGGGCAACTTTAGAACCTACTATTACCCCAGGAAGTGGAGAACTAGCAGACTCGGCATCAATTTTGGTGTTCTGCGCTATCTGACGCTTCACATCTCGTTCATACCATGAGGGTAAGCAAGCCGTAAGGCCAAAATTGAGGCCACGATCTCCAAGCTCTAAGAGTTGAGTGATTGCGACAACCTTTTTAGTAAACTCATTTGCGGTATCGTCAAAAATCTGGGTCAGCATTCCAGAATAATGCAGGCGAATCGCTTCACCCTGTTCAAAATCTTCCTTGGTAAGATCTGTAGGATTAGCGAGCAGGGTGCGCATCAGTTTAGAATTGAGCGGCTTCGTTCCCCCGGCCTCGCCAATTGCGGACGCAGACCCCCACTTTACATATTCCCCATTGATTCTCTGGGCAGCTACCGCAGCAGCGAAAACCGTGCTAATCGGGAACATTTTGCTAGGAACGTTCATTGGTCCTGACTTCCGTACGGGATGCCGATAATAACCATAACTCATAACCGCCTCTTTCTCATCAACATATTCAGTTTAACGTACTCGGATGCAAAAGTCAACCGAAAATTAGAGTGTTTTTGAATTTTGGCTGATCTGGCGAGCGACTACTTTCAAAAACGCCGCGATCGCTGGGTTCTGTTCAGCATAGCTCTCAACCACCCTAATCGCAGCGGAAATGCCCGCGTTATATGCATAAAACTGATCGATTTCGCGCATTGAATGTTTAGCCATATCTGAGCTCCTCACTGAAATAATTATAGCAAAGTTCGGTACCGAATGCAAGCGAAATCAGCCGAAAATACCAAAAATCTTGTTTTTGAAAACAAAGGACTTATATCGCCCCAATATGACCCCACTATAATGATGGTACTCAGCTACTCCTGGGGTCATATTGGGGCCATACGGCGCCATTTTCGTTAAATCCCCCCTTTAAAATCAACGCTTTACAAAACTTTTTAAGAGGATCGTGCTCGCGTGCTGTATATAGTGCCAATTCTTTTTATTGCTATTAACGAGCGGCAAGTAGGGCTTCGATCAGAAAATGAGCTCTTAACGCATCGAAATCGCTCAATTTGCAGAGCAATGTATCCAATTCCTTGCGGGCATCTTCACTTGAAATTATTCGCCGCTTAACCTTGATCTCCATGTTTCCTCCTATCGCCACCGTGCATACAGTTCAAATCCTTATTTTTGATTAATAGGCAAAGCATTTTCAGGCGCTTATCTCATTGTCACAACTAGTGCCTACGACAATCCTAGCGGCATCGCTGTTGGCGGCCGAGTGAATGTTCGATAAGTGGGCGATTTATCGGCAACCGCCTCAACCGCTCTTTGCGCATCGGCTAATGAGTTGGCGTATCCAGACTAACGTTTTGCTCGGGCGGCAATGCGGGTTTAACCGTCTGCGCATCTCGTGGATTCTTACCGGGATGCCACGAGCAATCGTTGACCTCGTAATAAGCGCCCAGACCGTGACCGGCTATAACAGCGGCCTTTGCTTGCTCAGTCAGGTCTACATTGGTATGACAATTCTGCGCCGAGCATACGCTCGTAGCCAATACAAACAGAATAATTGATAGATACTTTATTGCTGTGCTCCTTTTGATATTAATAGATACTTCATTGCTGGGCCCGATTTTAGAGCGGCCAAATCTTCCACTATGTCCAATCCTCTGGTATATCCCTACTCCGAAGTTGCCTCCGGAATTCGACCCAATCTTCGTCTTCTTCGAACTGGACCGTAATCATCTCAGCCGCTTTGTCTACGGCGGTGTGAACAATAAAAGTTGTCCCAAATAGTTCCCCCCTTCGTTCGAGGAACGACCCGGCAAACAGGACAATATCCGAAAGTGGGTCATTATTTCTCAAGCTGAATTCGCTTATTAACATATTGTCTCCTATTCCGCCTTCACATATCCATTGTCTTCTGCCCAGCTTTCGAGTACTCGAAAGTCATTGTTTAGCGCATTACTTAAATCAGGTCGCATACTTCCTCTTTAAACGTAAACTGCGGATTCAACAGCAACGAATGATAAAGTCAGTTCTTCCGGGTCTCGGAAAAAATCAGCACGGAACCCACCAGTTGACGCCCATTGGGTCTGGCTGCCGGCAACCTCTGCAAGCAAACGTCGGGCAAGCTTCTTAAGGTCTTCGATAGTAGGAGTGGTTTTCCCCGAATCATGGTATGTCCATCCCGTCAAGGCCATATAAATATGCACCTTTTCGAAATCGAAAGTGTCGATCACCTGATCGATTGCCTTTTGGTATTTGTCTATCATACTTCCTCCTTGTGCTTCTAGTGATATTGATATATACTTCACCGCGCTTCTTTTATCTTACTCAACGAGAAGGGTTTCACTCCTCAAATTTCTTAATTAACTCGTTTTGAATATTTTCATATGCCAATTTCCATATATGCCTACTGTATTCATTCTTGTATACATATGTGTACTCACTCGGCTATCAAACGTCCGTCATACTTCGATTTATGAGGCGTAATCCATACATAGACACCAAAAACTGTATCTGTTTGCCATAGTTTCGCATATGGATAAATTGTTTTAACAAGCGTTTTATAATTTATCATTCTGACAATTTCCAGATTAGTTCTCGTTGAATTTTATCCCACGCCAACTTCCATAAATTTGGACGATCCTTTGGTGACATATAATCGTATCTAATAGGCGCTGTTATAAAACGAGATCGATGCCAATCGATTGATAACAAAGTATCGCACCAACCGTTAGAATAATCCCATGCAGAATAAATCTTGGCATCGGGGTAAACATTTTTCACTAATGTTTCATAATTAATTGAAGAAATTATATTTACCATTAGTTTCGATCTCGACCATAGCATTTTGCCAGGCCAGTTTCAGTTTGTGCATATTACGCATCCAGATCATCTTTGCATCCGGATTGGTCGTATTTTTTAGAAGGCGTTCGGTTTTTTCAATAGCCTTAGCAATCGAGTCGACATCGATAATTGTGGAAGAGATCTGGGCAACTTGTTGCTTGTGAAGTTTAATCATCATATAATTATAATAGCAAAGAAAAAAGGAATTGTCAACCGACAATTCCCAATAATTTTATGTTTTTGAAAAAAATTGCATTCGTCCAATTTTACAATAAAAATGATATTTTCGAGATCGAAATCGAAAATTGTTAAAATACAAAATATTTCGTGGCAATCGAATTGGATCCGATCTTTTTAAAATTGTCGCTGCCAAACTAAAAAATTTTGATTGTGTTTTGAAATTAACCTGATGTTGGGAAAACTTATGAAATCCAAATTGCCAGTGGTTACCAACGTGGTCGTTAACAATTGAACACACAGTAGCCTTTGGTAAGGTGTTAAGCCGATTCATAATTACTTCGCCGACAGCGTATTGTCCTAGTAATGGTTCTCCACCGGCTTCTCGAAAAATAGCATTCGCCAAACAAGTTTGATCACGCGAAGGTGGCTCTGCATATAAAACCGCAGAGACAAATAGAACCCCGCATAGTATGGTAGTTGTTATTTTAGTCATAGTATATATTTATACCAAAAATAACAACTTATGTCAAGTGATTAATTAGTATCGAAATGCATCCTCTAGCGTAGTGAACTTCCGGGGTATCTTTTTCTTTCTGGCTTTACCCTTTTATTAATCCCCCGCCTAGCGTATTAATTCCTGTGGGCAATGTCGGCAAAATATTTGAATTTGGCATTAATGATGTAGGTATTAATCCGGAGGCCGATAGCGTCTGATTATTGACCGCTTCGGTTATCGTCGCGGATAATGCTTGCCCAGAAATCGTTGTTTTATCTATTAAATTTGAAGTCAACCCTAAACCGGTAGTCTCGTCAATCCCGGGAATTTGCGAAAGTGCCGATAAACTCGGCAGGGCGGATAGATTAGTTTGTGAAGCAACCGATGCCGCCATACTAGATAATTGGGAGGGAAATGCGGTTAACGCCGATGGACTAGGAGTCTGTAAAAATATAGCCGACTGGGAAGGTAAATCAATATTAGTCTTTGTACTCGGAGCATGAAAGCGCTGTACAACACTCATAATAATTCCGGTTAATCCTGATAATTTAGTAATTGCTGCCAATGAATCTGAGGCGAACCCAGCAATATTTGCCGGCGTTAACCCAACAGTCGGAGCCAACGCAATACTATTATTATGGGTTTCCGCAATACCATTATACGCCGATAACAACGAAACATTTGCCAATGTTGGGGCAACATTTTCTAAACTAGCAGATGTACTATTAATTAGAACTACACCATTAGCACAGAGCGAATTAATATCAGAATAACTATTGCCGTTACTCAGATATACCGGGGTTGAAATTCCATTCACCAAAGCATTCGCAATATTACCGGTATCAGAACTAATATTGCCGTACTGAGTTGTTCCCATTAATTGTTTAATAACCTGAATGGTCGAATATAATGCGTCGTTATAATTAGTCGACCCTAATATATCATCAACTGTTGGATTACCATTCGCACCAGAACCCGGACCCACCGATGCCTTAAGATTTGAAAAATCAGACACCGATACGGGGGCAGGCATTGCCGAAATATTCGGTGTGCCAATCAATGGAATAATTTTATACATCGTTCGTCCTAAATCACCAATTGACGCAATATTATTAAGTCCGGTTATATTTACACTTAATGCTTTAAGTAACGCATATGAATCGAGAGGAGTCACACCGATAGAAGTTTCGATAGAATTTGTAGCCGCGCTTCCTAAAATTATTGGTAACGATAAACAATCCGTCCACACATTAATTTGCGATCCCGACACTCCGAAAAAAGTTATAACGGCATCTAGATCGTTTGTATCTACTAACGCTGCGTTTGCCGCAATTCCAACCAATGCATCAAATGGATTTAGGGAAGCTACCTGAAAAGTATCATCCGGTGTTTTTCCCATCGGAGCATCTAAAATCATAGTAAATAAATCTTTATCAATTATATATGAATTTCCTGTCGATGGATCAACAATAGATTTTCCGAAGAAATTAAGATGTAAATTACCAATTGTATTATCCCCAGCATTTAATAATTGTAAAAAACAGCCTGCATTACTAAACCCATCGAGCCCATTATATATATCTGACGGTGTCATAAGAGACCCGCATTGTATAAAGGCTTCCGCTACACCAGATATATTATTACCGGCTATTTCTGAAAACCCACCCGTGACAGATGCATTTGCTCCATTCGGCCATTGAGCCGAAGCTGCGCTGTTAATTGTTAATGCTGCCTGAGCCGCATAACTTTGAGCCTGACCTAGCGTTTGTAGGAACACATTGGCCGTAGAACTACCCGCAAATAAATTTGAAGTACGAGCACTTGTTATACTAATTAGTGGTCCGGTTCCTAGGTTAGAACTAAAATCATTGGGAACTTGCCCAAATAACTGGGGAAAAGAATTTGATCCAATACTACGCAACGCGATAGTATTGCTGGCAGTAACCCCTACTTCGGCCGCATTGTTATAGATAATATTCCAATTATTAACTGTTTGAATGGAATTATATGCAGAAAGATTGGCGCTAATATTCGGCGGCGCCAATCCTTCACCTGCTTGTAATCCTGCGGCTGCTATTAATTGCACACCTGATAATGAGTTCATATTGTATTTACCCCATTAAATTTTGCTTACCAGGCAAAACAATATTACTAATAGCACTAAGATAAGCAGTCTTAAGAGCGTCCCTTACATTAGCCGTGTAGCAAACAATCGCTGACTTCTTAAGAATAATCGGCTTATCTGGATTGGCACCTATTAATGCCAAGCCTAAACTTAGTCTATCATTAACTGGCATAATTGACCGTGGATTATCCAAGGAAAAAGTATCGGTGTTCGGTTCCATATAATCTAGGGCAGGAGTAAGGCGTGAAATAATCTCTTCACCGGTTACTAACTTAAAACAATAAATTGTATCTTCCATATTATCCCTCTAACTTCTTTAAAATATTTTCTCTTTTAATCATAGTCACTACATTCAAATTTGTCAATGGAAAATTATCCAACACAATTGCACCATTTATACCCTGAATTACATCATCGATAATGGCTAAACTAAAATCATGTTTTTTGACGTGTTCTGATAATAGTAATGTATAGAATGCGCCTACCACCTGAGAGTTAGCACAAAAAATTGTCTGACTGAATAATTCCCACGGCGTTGGCCAATGGGTAATATCTTGTAATTCAAATTGAAACTTTTTGATCTTTGGACTATTGTTCCAATTTTTTTGAACTAACTTTACAGCTTCCTCAAACGAAATGGTATCGATATATTTACGAAAGGCTCTGATACTTAAAATCCGCGCCTCAGGTTTGCCTAGCCAGGCCACTTTAACTTCTTTATTTTTTTCCATATTTCCTTTTTCACCACGGAATATTATAATATTCTGCGACTCTAATCCACCACTGGTCGCTATATTTGTCAAAATTTGTTTCATCAACTTCAAATCTTTGAAACTCTAAATCACCAGAACACATTAAAATTATACCACGACGTATATTAGTTCCGTATAATTCATTATGAGCCAATGCGTATGCGCATAATTGACATCGATAATCTTCAACCCAGGCTTCCTTCTTCGGCCTGTTGGTTTGCTTGTAGTCTAAGATGGCTAATTCGCCATCTTTCATTTTTCCGACTAAGTCGGTTGCGCCGGCAAAAAGACCAGGAAAATACAAACTAACTTCCGAACCCAAAAAAATATCTACATCGGATAATCCTTTTTCTACAATAACTTTTGCCATATGATAGGCTTGAATTGAATAAGGATTGGTTCCGGGTTCACCCATATAATCGGTTTGCACATAATTTTCAAGATATTTGTGCATTCTTGTGCCCCTAGAACCCGCGATGGCCGTAATCTCGGCCGGTTTCTCGGCACCTTTATATTTTCGCCAATTATTTAATGCTTGTATTGACTCTTCAGATTTTGTTGCGGAAAGTATCGTAGTAACTGATGGGAGACGTTCTCCGTTAGGGCAAGAATATAATCTCTTGCCATTAACAGATTCGCGATGCAATGTTTTATAAGGGAACTTTTCAACAACCATAAGTAATTATAGCAGTTCTGTTAGAGATATACAAGCTACTTTCTAGAGGCCGCGCGTTTGGCCATAGATTGAACCAAACCACCGGATGATATACTAACGTCTTCTCGCTCTTGATCTTCATCAGAAGTATCTGCCGATGCACTTTCTCCCTCGTCCGGGGCCTGAAAATCTTCAGGATTAAATTCTTCCTCGGATTCCTCTGGAACTTCATCTGAAGGTTCATTTTCAAAATCATTTGGAGAAAATTCATCAGGTACTGCCATCGGAATTTCCTCTTCCCCTAAGGAAAGGGTAACCTGATTCTTATTAATAGATTTAATTTCGTGGGAAATACTAGGGTCCTTAGTTAACTCGGCCAATTGGGAATACGTAATATGTATTCCCAAAAGATCGATTAATTTCTTGACCGAAATCACCGGCTCTAACCCCTTATCTTCGGCTTTATGCTTCAAAAATGACAAGACAGTAATTAGTTTATTCCGTAATAATGGATCAGTTTTAGTTTGCGGCATTGGCATGATTTTTATCCTTACTTCTTTTCAATCTTTTTTTGATGAATGGCCTTGCTTTTTGCTCCTAGGCAAATTTTGCAATTTTTTGCAAATGTTTTTCCAGGAACAAACGCATGTGGCTTATCCGATGATGCGTTCTTGTTCTCCGTTTTAACTGCTTCCGTTGCAAGCTGTCTAATAGCTTCAGCTAATCTACGAGCAGCCTTGGGATTTTTCTTAACATCGGTTTTCTTTAATGCCTCATTAAGAGCGACAATTTTAGCATCTATTGTTTTCTTTGATTCAATCAACTTTTTAGTTTTAACTTTCATACCAAGACATTCCGCTAATTCTTTTTCAAGGTTAATAAGACTTTCTGATGCAGGCATACGAGTCTCTCTTCCTAAAGGATTCTTTTTCTTAGTAACCGGGGCATCAAAAGCAGATGAATCAATATCTTCATCGCCTTCTGCCGGTACTTCCTCAGGTAATGCTAAATCGGTAGCAGCAGTTGGCTCGTCGCCCGATAAAACAAGAGTTGCGTTTTCTAATTCAGTCTTCTTTTCCTTAACTGAAGTTAATAAATCATTAATAACTGTATTTGCAGTCGTCTGATACCTATCCGCTTGTTCTGCTCCTAAACTAGTTCGAATTGAATCTACTAGGGCAGGTAATTCATCGTTAGACATCTTACCCAATTCAGAAATAGTATCGGCTAATCTATCAACCAAATCTTTTGCCGCTAGTACAGATTGCGCAGATTCAATCTCGCCTTCTTTTAATAATTTTCTAGCTCGGGACTTCAGGGCATTTTCTACAATCTTTGTCTTTTTCATATAGATGCTTTCTCCAACTTTATTTACCGGCTGATTTTCAGTTCGGCCGCCGTGCAATGCTACTTTGAATAATTCGTTAAAATTATTTGCTGCTTCCGGATTTGATTTAATTGCGGCATCAATAGCTCGAGCAGCATCTTGCTTTTTAAAGCCTTGATTACACAATGCACTATACACATCCTTTTCTATCTTTGTCGGAACATGTTTAGTGGGAGCGGGATTACTATTTGCGGCTGGCGCCTTAGCCGGGGGGTTATTTGCCTGCGTGGTTGCTGCCGGAGGCGTGGGGGCCGCGGGTGAAGCTGCGTTCGGAACGGGAGCGGCTGGTGTTTTCGAGGTAAGATAATCTGTTACTTTTTCAAGTTCGGTTGTTACTGATTTTTTTTCATTGGGAGTTGCTCTAGAAAACGCCGGATCCCTTTGCAATAACGTAGTAATATCATTAGGGTTTGGCGCAGTCCGAGTTTTGGCGATTCGAGAAATATAATCTGATAATTTTTGTTTAGCAGCCTGAGACAAATTTTTAAAAGAAGGATCCTGTAAAATCTTAGTTGTGTACGAAGAAATTTCAGTAGTTGTCCTCGGCGGTCTAATGGGATTTCCAGCAGCATCAGTGTTAACAACCTTACCCCAATCTTTATGAATTGTATTGCCCTTCATTCCTTGTACAAATGCTCCTAATGCAGAGCCCGCAGTGTGAGCAATTCTAGAAATAGCTGGGCTCGCTACCGCGTGTGCTGCAGAAGCGGCCGACTTAACTCTATTTCCTAAAGTTGGTCGTATCGAGCCTGTAGTGGGAGTCTGAGTTTCTACGCCGGTGGGCTCGGGTTGAGTTTCTGGCGCGGGCTCTTGCTGCGCCGGCGCAGCAGCCACCGGTTGATTTCCTTCAGGCGCAGCCGTAGGAGGTGTTCCTTCTGGCTCGGCTGAAGTTTCTGCAGGGGATTCCGGCTGAGCCGCTTGCTCATCGGGAATAGCTTGAGTAGCAGGATTAATTGATCGGCGCGCGGCGTACTTCCCAGGAGATCGCTCAGTTAGCAAATTTTCCAGTGTTAATAATCCCATGTAAGTTTTATCGCGCTCACTTGTATGGAATCTATTACTATTTCTAATAACATCTAATTTTTGTCGTGTCGTTTCCAAAAGGTGGCTAATCTTATTAGGAGTAAGATTGGATACCGAAATATCGAAATATTCTGTCAACAATGATTCTAAATTAACGGGTTTTTGTAATTCATTTAATATCATGATACACCTATTTACCTAAAAACAACGGAATAAGAACTTTTAAGATTAATGCGCCGAGTGTTGCTAATAACGAAATAATTATTGCACTTCCCCATCTTATTAACTGAGCATTTCTATTTTCTTCTATGGTGTCAATTCTAGAACTTAACCCCGATATTTGTACAGTTAAATCATCTATCCGAGATGTGTGGCTAGTTAATTCTTCATGAATCGAGATTATTCGCATATCGGCTAGCTCGACATGCACTTCAAGGTTTTTCTTCTCTAGTTCGGTTGTCCCCATCACTCACCCCATACCACCAATGCGACGTTCATATATATTTATGGAAAATACAAATTAATGGATAAATTTGTATTGGGTCCGCTAGTTGAAAAAATAGGAGAAGATATTTTCACCGATTCGTTTAACGACGTTATAATAGGTATATTATTAAAATCTTCAAGTAACAAATGTATGGGTATATAATGCTCAAATGAAACAAAAAATTTCCATACTGATAATTTTTGATTATTATATGCACTAAATTTATAATCTGAATTTTCTAATAAAATAGGATCGGTAATGTTATTTGGCTGCGAACGTAGGCCTAATAATTGAACTACTACGTCCCAATTACGTTGTTGATTTCGAAGGAAATCCCATTGTATCTGCGTTAGAGGTGAGCCCTGAGATTTAAAATTTCTCGTAATATTTGTTTTAGTTATATCAACCAAGGTATAAATTTCTAATTCCATTATAATGATATTTATTATATCAGAATCAATTATTGCGGGCATAAAAATTGGGAGCCGTCAGGCTCCCAATTTTTATATATTCGGTTAGATTAAAAAGTAAAATATGAAACGGTAGTAGCCGCAAGGTTAACATTTGAAAACCCGACTGTAGAATTACCAACCACATAGTTTCCTAGTGACTGAATAGCGGTCTGAACAGTTGCGGGAAGAGCTGCATCAACACCAGAAGTTAGCATACGAACACCAACATTACCGTTTGCACCATTTTGACTAACTAATGCAATATTTGCAGTTAGCTGGCCAAGCATTTCGATGGTAGCTACCTGTTCGACTTGCTGAATAACCGCATCCCATGCACCGGTAGGGCCAGTTGAAGTTAGAATGCCATTACCTGTTGGACCAAAGTTAAACTCTAAACCATCTACTGCCTTACCAAAAAAACTACCTGCATTGCCGTCAATTGCCGGATTTACCTTATTCCATTGAGCCATTATAATTCTCCATTACCACATTAATTTTGAATTTTTCAATTCATTTGATAGTATTTATACAGATCAATTAAAAACTACTATTTAAGTGATTTTACACCACTTCGGTTTAATCTATTCTTCACGTGTATCCATCAATTTTTGTAGTAACACTAGAACATCGCATCGATAATTTTGCTTACGTAATTGCTGATATAATCTATCTCCTTTTTGCTTTTTTTCTGACCATGTTAGATATTCGCCGCTATCAACAATATCACGCCTCAGGGAAATCAATGTATTATTTTTAATCTTTAAAATACTTTGCAATTTAATAAAAAGTGTGCGTTTCATTGTATTCGGCATAGTATCATACTTAAAATTTTTAAGATACCTCTTCAACTCTAATACCGGAATAGAAACATCGCGTTCATCAAGATATTGTTTTGCATTCTTCAACGTTGCAATTACATTACATAGATCGGTTCCGGAAAGATAAATTCTATCGAACATTGGATATTTAACCGAATCAAGTGCATAGGCGTCGGTTTCACGAATAAATCTTGTTAGCCCCAATAAATGCAACGTTAGCAGCATTGTAAAAAATATTTCGGATAATTCAGCAACCGAATAATTTTCCATTGTTTGCTCGTTACGAAATGCTTTAGATTCAGAAATAAATTCAAACATTAAAGATGCCTCATAAACGTCGGACGATCAACTAATTTAATCTTACCGTAAGGAGTAGAACTTACAAACCCCTCGTGACCGGGAATTCCATTTAATGATGCGGTAATGTTTCCTGGAACCTTATCAAATTCGTGTTTAATAATATTCTTAATCATTACTGTTGCTAGAATTATTTTGCAAATTGCCAGGTACCCATCTTTATTTTCTAGTAAATATTTTTTAATATTTTCGGCTTTTGTTTTAGATACCTTTCTATCCAAAAAAGATTTAAATTCAAAAGTAATATTTTTATCTGGCTTTTTTCCTTGACTAGCTAAATTTGCTAAAAACGATTTTAACAAACTGCCTAAATCAGTTATTTTTAAACTACTAAGAAGGGTCTTATTAAGAAATGCATCAATTACGGTCTGCTTTGAGTTAATAAATTGTAATAAATCCCGGCAGGGTTTTAACGCAGACGGAACAATTTTTTCTCCGACCGTAGTTGGGCCAAGTATAACTAGTCCGGGAGAGGGGTTAAGGTGCAATTCTTTTAAGTCTGTTATTGCAATTGGTTCCATTTCTAGAGGGGAATTAAAATAACTATGCACCACAATTCCCATCTGAGAATTAGCTATTTTAATTCCCATCTCAGAATTTACAGGCACTGAGTAATTAATTTTATTTGGTTTAAATTTAAAGGTTCTATTATCATCTTTTCCATACTGTATCGGACGAGTGAACCATAGAACATCAAACTGAATAAACCCCTTAAAGTTAACAGGTAATGCTCGATCCAATAAAGGAAATAATCCTGCAAAACTTTTACTAAAAATATCTCTGCCGGGTGAACCGGGAAATCGATCAAACATCATATTATATAAATCTTTTTCGGACATAGGCAAGCCGCCCATATCATATTTTGCAAATCCTTTTTTATCGGTAAGTGTAAATTTTCCGTGTACTCTTCCTGCAATTCCAGCAGGGGCGCCGTCCCACTTAATTTGAGATAATTTTGGAGTTGTCGCCGCAGCAAGTAAGGAATTAACAGCGGACTTAGCGCCCAACGAACCATCGCTGCATACTAAATCTTCCGGATGTTCTATTCTCGATTTCGCTTCGAATAATATTTGCTTCGGCCCATATTGTTTTTGTATCTCTGTTAGTATCATTTACTTGCTCTCTTGAATTTTCTTGATTCCACGACAAAACTTATTAGAATTTCTATGACGAATACTGCTCAATAAATTCTTTTCTAATTCTTCCGAGGTGGCAGCATCATAACATTCGGCAATAGTATCTAATAATGCAATTGCGCTAGCGATAATGTGAGATCCGCGAGATTCAATTACAAAAGAATTATCTCGTTCGGAAGATAACTCGATGAGTGACTCAAGAAGTGATTTGGTTTGACTATGCATAATTGTATTTATATTAGCAAATGAAAAAGGACAACCAGTACTGGTTGTCCTTTTGTTGAAATTTAAATTATTTTTCGAAAAATGTATCGATAACTCCAGATGCTATATTAAGTCTAGGATGATCTTTATGCACAAAAAATCTATCAACCGTTCCTTTAACCAATTCAAACTTATCCGGCAAAACTGTTCCGTCTCTCAAAAGCATCTTGTAATCTCGGTCAACGAAAAATTTAACAATTTCGTCAACGGTATGACCATACCTCTTAAACTGAGCAGGAATCATTTCGGCTTGAACAATTGGCTTCCACTTGGCAATAGTATCTTCCGCACCCTGTAATACATTATACTCGAATCCTTCAACATCCATCTTAATTATATCAACATCTTGAAAATTATATGAATCTAAAGTTTCGATTGTAATCGTATACTTTTCTGGCTCTACTTTTGGTGCTCGAGAATTAATTCTCGACGGTGTTACAAAATTATGGCCAGAATTATTCTTTTGCACAACAATTTCTGAAGTCGTATGTGTATTTCCAACACCAACCTGGTATGTATGGATATTAGCGGTGATTGTCATATCAGCCCAACTTTCTCCGACTTTATACCAACCCTTTTTAAAATCTGATTGCGGTTGCGCTTTAGCAATATCGATATTTGCCCTAGCAATATCGTACGTTTGCGGTGTTGGTTCAAAACTATGAACATCCTTGGCCCATGTACCATATTCAATGGTATTAGTTCCGATGTTCATGCCAACATCAATAATAGTTCTTGCGTCAGGGCAAAAATCACGCAAAAATTTTAAATTTTTACCCTGAAACGGGCCGCCCGCTAATCGCTGCCTAAAAAATGTATCGTTCTGATAGAACCAGAATTTTCTACCGCATGAATTTGTTATTTGATCAATTAGTTCCTGCATTTATCTCCTAATGAATTACAATTTGCCTACGATTATCACACCCGGTCCCAAATAAATTAACTCCTTTTTGCGAATAAGATCTACAATCGTCTGTGGATTATTTTCAAAATATAGCCACAGATCATCTTCCGTTAAGTCGAGACTTGTGCTTATCGAATAAATTTCATAACTACGTTGACCATTAAATCTTGCTCGCAGCTTAAGCATATGAATTATTTCGCTTCGTTCTCGAGTATATTTATCATATACAATTGGAGGCTCATCCGATGGTAGCCCATCAGAACAGTCTTCCGAAAAAACGAGCAATAAGGAGTTGGGATTCTTCTTCCTTGATAATATTCATATCAATCGGAACAATAGCATCGAGCCCCTCTTCGCACCACATTACAACAAATAGATTTTCAGTTTTCATAATTTTCTTTCTATATTCAAGAGGTAAGTAATAAGCAGGACAACAATCAGTCGACGAGATATTTCGTCTTTCAACAGCCAAAATGCAATAAACAACGATGTGCGTATTCCTAGGAGCAATAATCAAATTTTTATTTGGCCTAGATATTGCACGCAAGTTGAATTCATCGTATCCCAAAGGATCGAAGATAGCCTATCCTCATCCCCTCTTAAATATATCGCGGCAGTAAACTGCCGAGATGTCTAAATGATATTATACTTCGATAATAACGCAGCGGTTTCTACCGAAAGATCGATAGAATTAATAATATTAATCCCGAGAATTTCGTCATTCAATTTCTGCTTTTCTTTAGTAAAGGTTGCGATATTAGCTTCAAACTCAGCAATCTTACTCTGGGTAAGAACGCCGGTTTGTAGAGTATCCCGATACGCATAATTTACCGAGTCGGCATTTTTAAGACGGGACAATTTTCCGTCAACCACGGTGGAATCCTCTCTAGCCGAGGATGCTGCGAGCAATCGATACATTAGAATTTTCTTTTCAAGTGAGACTAATGCAGCTAACTTTCGATTAACACCATACGATGCATTAGCGCTTCCCAATGAGGTTCGAATCTCGTAAAACGCATCGAATAGATCCTCTTTTAGCTTAATGTTGGCCAGCAACTTATCCGAAGCGGCACGAATTACTTCCCCCGGTGCTTGAAACTCATTAATCGATACAGTCGTTGCGAGCTCGATCGAATTAATTTTATCCATAATTACTGCCTGAACTGCTGAAGCCTTACGCAAGGTCAAATTCATGTTATTCTCCTAAACTTATGAAATAAGTATACATCATGTTAATTGATTTGTCAAGAATTAGATTTATTAATCTGTGCCATTAATGTTTTAAGCAAATCTTTTTTATCGCCCATCGACGTAACCTGCGGTGTCGATTTTGGCGCATTCTTTATCTGTGCTAAAATATTGGTTCCAGTCATTGCCGATTCGGATGGCTGCCCACCAGTGGCATCGGTAATTCTGAGTGAATCGACGTTAAAATCTAAATCAACCTTATTGCCTACACCAGAACTATTTCTAGTTTTAAGCATCTGGAGTTGAATTAATCCTCTTTCTTTCATTATTCTGCTGGTATAGATACCGAACATGTTATCGCATGAATTTGCTTTGGAAATACCACCGGCAACATTACCAAGATTAAAATCGATCTCGTCAAACGAACTACGATTTAATTGGCTCGCTGAAGCGATGACTGCTTTTAATTCAATCCCAAAATTACGAAGCCCTTCCGACACAAGTTTGTCCTTAACAAAAAAATCCCCAAGATCAATTTTTGAGTTTGGATTAATCAAATCAAGATAATCGACACAAATAAAATCAGGTTTATAATTTTCTTGAATCATTAATTCTTTTACATAAGCCCGAATATCATTTACCGTACTACCGGATGGTAAAAATTTAATCTTTAACCTTCCTGATTTTTTACCGGCTATTGCAACTTTTAACTCAACATCATCCAATTTGCGGAAAATTTCCTTACTACTAATACCGGTAATCATACTATCAATGCGCATTGCAACTAATTCTTGGCTTAGTTCGAGCGTAATATAAATTCCGTTCATGCCTTTAGATATCCAATTACATGCTAGATTTTGAAGCACGACGGATTTTCCACTTCCAGGTCCACCACAAAAAATTTCTAGCTCGCCGCGATTAAATCCACCAAAAATAAAACGATCAATTTCAGTCCAACCGGTTGACACCTGCCCATTACTGTCTTTCAATTTTAATAGTCTAGCCTTGGGATCCTCAAAATAATTAATGCCCAAATCTCTAGTAAGACTAATTTGAACTGCGTCTTTAATTAATTTTTCTACGGATCCAAAATCATCTTTATCTAATAGATCAACTGATTTAACAATAGCTCTAGTTAATTCTGCTTTTTTTGTAAATTGCTCAAAATCATCTAGTAAAAAATTTTCAGCCGATTCTTGAATATTATCAATCAAGGTCAGATTCGTTCCGGTTTTAACTAATACCTGTTCAACCGACGGAATAGCCGAATATTTTTGTGTATATTCTTGTATAAAGGTGGCTGCACCTTTAAGAGATCTATCAAAATTTTCAGGGTTAAAAATATTTTGAGCCCGTGTAAAAAGTTCGCCGCTACTAAGAAAAAAGTCTAAATAATATTTTTGTGTCTCAACATTGGTTTCTTTTACTGCCATTCGTTTTTGCCCGCCCGCAATCGATTCAACATTAATTTCTGAGTTACCTTAATTTTTGTTGGACTGTTAGTTGCATTATTCAAAATATGCTTTATAACAAACAGCCGTCCATATTTAACATATGCTTTATTAATATCTTTAAAATCCCATTCCGGAAAAGATACAGCCCAATCATTGTCAATTGCGGTTTCAATTAAACTTGTTTTTGTATTTGATAATCCCGTGATATCTAAATCAGGAACTACAATAATTCTAGTGTGTAAATCATGAATAAGATTTGTTTGCGCATCATTAATTTCGTTATGCATTACCGCCAACCCATTAACGCTTAATGCGTCGAATAACCCTTCCGACAAAATTACCCATTCATATTTGGGTTTTACAAAATCTAACCCAAATACAAAATCAGTGGTTTGTTTCATTATGAAACGTTTTTTATCGGCTGGTATAATGGATCTAGCAGAATATCCAATGATAGTATCTTGCAAAATAAAAGGAAGTATAACTCGATTTCGATACCCTACATCATCGGAAACTAAGAACGGGAAATCATCGTACGAAAATCCGCGCGATTCTAAATATTCAATGTGCTTCTTATATGCTGATGGGTTTTCGTATAATAATGAAGAATTTGGCAAATCAATCGATTTGATTTGCTGTGTTGGTTTAACAACAACTGCATTTGAGCCAACGATCTTAAGATTTGCTAATTTTAACTGAGCAATAGTATTTTCATCTACACCGAGCCAAGTTAGAAATTTTTCAAACTTAGGATATAATGATCTGCCCGATTGATAAGAACAAGAATAAGAACAGTTAAAACAGTGGTAAACTATTGTATCGCCATCTATCTTTAACCCGCCACGACCTCGTTTATCAATGGTCTGGCCACGATGTTCGCAGCAAACAGCATTACGGCAACTCCACCCATTCGGACTGGTTTTAACTTTTGCATTATTCCAGTAATTCAACACGGTCTGAGTTATTGCGTTCATTTAACAATGATAACATAACTCAGTAACAGAAGTCTATTAAATTCTTATATTACCATTGGTAACAAAAGTTGAAACAATAACGTTACCGTTACCAGTTGGATCCGCGCTATCTAGAAGAAATCTAGTCCAGGCAAACGACCCGATAACTGATTGCATCACATAACCAGATGTATTCGAATAATATGTAGCCGAAACATTACCCCAATCTAAATTCGTTGGAATTGATGTTAGTGTTCCTTGTGCTACCACATTTCCGGTATAAGCGATCAGATTGCAAGACATTGTAGCAACTGTCGAATTTATAGGTCTAGTCATTAAATTAATTTGATTACTAACTACCCCTATGCCCGGGGTATCAAGAAAAGTTAATGGCATTGGATCCTGCATTCCCATCGTGGGCCCTTTCCGGAGAGATGTCTTTAATCTACTGCCAAAGAAATCATTAATATAAACTGGATAAACATTTCCGGTATTATCTAGAGCAGACAATGCAATCTCATAATCACCTACTTCAAACGGTGCGAGATCAGAGGAGGTCAACGTTGCTTGAACAACGCCGTTTGCAGTATCTATCGGAGATGCAATAATTGAAACTAATTCATTCTCGGTATTCGGTTCAAATAGGCCAAACTGAATTGACACATTCGACACATCGATTTTCTTTTGATCAGAATTTAAACAAGTAATTTTAATAGGATTATTCACGCCCGTATAAATTACAATAGGATTCGAATACATAAACACCTCTGAGCACTCTGCAATATTATCGAAACCGACCACCTGAGCTCTTATATGGTTCTTCTCGGGATATACCTTAATCGTTTGCATATATTATTTATCCAAACAAAATTTTAAATGACAGATATAAATACTTCGGTTACACATTAAATCTTAATTATAACGGAAGATAATGAATCCTAATCTATTTGAAACCCTTACCGCAAAATTTCCATTCCTATCGGTTATTTTATATGGGGTAAAGCAAGACGAATTTATCGGTATTGTGCAAAACATCGATACATCTATTACTAGTTTCTATGATGTTAACAAATTAAAAACAGATGACGAAAAACGTTTATTTCTGTTACTCGGAGAGAAATGGTATTTTGAATCTAATCGGCAACTGCCTATTAATATCTATCTTAAAGATGAATGGCTACCATTTAAAAAAATATTTCGAACTTTTATATCTAAAGAAGTCACCATAATTCATGGGCCAGTTACGAGTTTATCAAATCTTGCGCAAAAGAAACGGCGACGCAATATAACAGTTATCAAAAAATTATAACTCTTGCTCTTCTAATAATCGAATATTTAAACCAACGAGTATGGAGTATGCTAGACCGTGACTACGTTTAAACATATATCCATCGGCATCTCTGTCCCATACGGTCTTTTCAACCTCGGACCAAGGTTTACCTAGCAAATGTTTTTTGCCAGGTCGGATACACGAAAGAAACATCGATAATTTTTCTATAGAATTAATCGGCTCCGGCAATCGTTGAATAATTTCTGCATAATTACCGATATGAATAAGTTTAGATACAAAGTTCTTATCCAATAATTTTTCCCAATGAATCGGACGTGCAAGCAATTCATCTAAGTGTTCTGGATTTTTAACTAAACTATATAAATGATTATTAAGTATATCTAATTTTACATATCCTAACTCTTCAGCTACCTTATAATTAATACTAGCTGTTCCGGTTATAATATTTTGTGGAATAATCGTTACATAAATTCCGGAATTGTGTCGCTCGCCGTTCTCTAACGACGCCGGAGTATAATCAATACAAGATAAAATCTTATTTCGATCACCGAAATCAAGATCGACATCGCTACTAAAATGGGTCATAATCCCGCTTCTGAACATATGGCAGTTATCTGGTTTTTTGAATCTTTTAAATTATTAAATCGAAAATTCCATCGTTCAATATTAATAACCGGCCAAATAATCTCTAAATCATTAGAAGTAATTGTAGAAAGCCATCCTTGCCCGCTTTGGCAACAATACACAACCCACCCACTAACAAGTGCGCGTGATATATCAAATAAAATTCTAGCGCCTCCTGCTAGGCGAAAATAATTTTCGTATGGTTGCTTATTTTCTTCTGCCCACACGATCATAGTCTTGATCGACCTATCTAATGCATCCCATTCATCTTCAATGAATACCATATCTTGTAGCCAGCAATTATATATTGCATCTAAATTCCATCGATCGATAGATACTTTCGAATCTATAAGCCATTTAAGATACGATGTAGGATTGAAACAATGCACGTCAATAATAAATCTACCCCATCTCATGCAGGCAAGATAAAATTCACTATGGCGGAATTCTTCCTCGGTAAAATTGTCATTACCGTGAAAAGAACGGATCGCCATGTAGGCTTGACGACCATATCGACCATGTACAGTATCTTTTTGATCAAATCGTCTTCGCTGCTCACATAAATGAACAATTAACGTTTTTTCCTGGGAAAAAGATCTTTTGCAAAATTTACAGGTAAATTTTCCATCCTGCCCTAGTACAACGGGAGATTTTTTAACTTTTGGGTTAATATATTTAGGCTTACGTATCTTTACCTCAATTTTTTCAGCGTCTCCGGCTGAATTCCCTGCTCTTCGTCCAGCCATTTAATAATTTCCTCTTTACTCTTAATCTTAAGAATCAAATCAATATCGCTTGTTTTACTCATTGGTAATAATTCTAGCAATAACTTTTTCAATGGATTAATTGAATCCCGCTTGTTTGCGCCAAGCCAATAATGTTTCTGCTTACCCAATCCTGGAGATATCGCGCATAAACTCAACCAACCAATTTTCTTATCTTTACTTAAATCCCAAAAATTCTGATTTGAAAATGTGTTCGCCGCCATGACATAATATTTTGATAATTCATCCCCGCCTTGAACTGACGCAGCCCAACGTAGCAGAATATACGGTGAAAAGATTTTCTTTTCCTCGTCAGTTAATCGATCATAAAAAGTGTAATCCTTTTTATCTAAAGCCGACATTTCGTTCCAAATTGCAAGTGGAGAATTGGAATCTTGTTTGCCTTTTTCTTTTGCCATATACTAATTATAACTAATTCCTTTTTCTACGTCAAGAGATAAATATTGTATAATGAAAATTACCGAATTATATCGACCAAAACTCGGAAAAAATTTAGAAGCCCCGGCATTTGATTATTTTAAAAAGAGCCACAAAACATCAGACTATGACTATGAGAAGCGACAAGACCTTCAACAAGAGTTGAGAGATAAATTAAAATCCCTCGGGTGGAAACATTTAAATTCCGGAGTCTATAGTTCAGTGTTTTCAAATCCAACAAAATCTTTTGTACTTAAAATTAATAAGCGCCCAGATCCCGGCTATCAACGATACGTTAATATTGTTAAATCTCATCGAAATAAACATTTTCCAATTATAAGCGATATTAAAAAGATGGAAATAGCCGGTAATATCTATTATGTTTATTTAATTGAAAAATTAATATCCATTCCAGCTAAAATGGCATTTAATTATGAACGCTGGTTCGACTCTATTATAACAAAACCCGGTATTCCATTGGAAAAATTATTTTGGAATAATGTTCCAATTATATTTAAAAAACAACCAGGATTATTGAAAGCACTTCAAATAGTAGAACAATCGGCTATCTCGGAAAGCATTGACCTACACAGTAAAAACATGATGAAAAGGGCCGATGGCACTATTATTATTACTGATCCATATGTTTAGATTGCATTTCCAATATTAATTATTTCTAAAGACTTCGGAATGTCCCGTACTAGATAAATACACGGCGGTCGATAACCGCCACACAACGGAATACAGAGTAACTGGCCCGGAACGGTCTTAGGCACAAACCACTTTGTTGTCTGATAAACATCTTCAACATCCACAGACAAATAATCCGCAGTAAATGAACTCATTGGATTTAAAGAAAATGCGCTAAATCCCCTGCCACTTATACTGGTAACCGGATTAATTTCTAAATCGCCGTGAGTAGATTCCCCAATCAAAATCTGATGATCTGCAGGAACATTAAGAAAATATGTTTCCTTCTTTCGGCCCAACGATAAATCAAAGCGTAATTTAAGAGTTGCCGCATAGAATGACTCTAACATAATTAATGGTTGACAATAATAATCCGCTTCTTCTTTCTTAACCGAATTTTGATAAACCCAAAAGTGAATATCAGCTTGCTCTGGAATAAGATTTAAATCTACAGCAATATTATTTTCGTCTAAAATATACAAAATTGTTCTCCTGTGTGAACCTGTTATAAATAATTATATCATGCTTATTACTGAATTCGCGCCAAATAAATTACGCCCCGCTATTGTCGCTCCAACCTACGATTATTTTACTTCGATTCCGCGGTGGAATGATGTAGATTATAATACCAAAAAAGCGGACGCCAACAAAAAGTTACGAGACTCATTGAAAAGAAATGGCTGGACATATCTCGACGAAGGCTATTATAGTATGGTTTTTGCCAATCCTAAAAAGTCATTTGTTCTAAAAATTAACAGCAAACCCGATACCGGGTATGAAAGATATGTTTCTGTTATTAAAAAACATAAAAATAAGCATTTTCCAATAATTAGCGATATGAAAATTGTGAAGATTGACGATCAAAATTATTACATTTATCTCATTGAAAAATTAACTAAACTACCAGCTCTTCAGGCTTTGAGCAATTCAGATTTTTTCGCTATAATAATACGGCGGGCATATAGCTCATTAGACGTTATATTTAACCACGATATACCTACAATTTTTAAAACCGATCCATCTTTAGTTAGAGCCCTACGTATTGTAGGTCAGTGTGCAGATGATTGCGGCCTTGATATGCACAGCGGAAATATCATGCAACGAACAAATGGGACTATTGTTATTACCGATCCATATTCTTAAATTATTTTTGCCACTCAATCTTCTCAATCTTAAAGGGAAATAACTGTTCCTTATAATATTTTTTCCGAGAGGTAAGGTGATTTTTTGAAAATTTGCATGTACTAGTAATATCCCATATCTGCGCAAAATTTTTATCTTTTGCGATACGTATCGCCCGGCCAACGCTCTGAATTGTACGAACGAAACTCTTTCCCACCTCAATTAAAAATAAATGATTAATTCTAGGAATATCTAGGCCGACCGCAGCAATTCCTGATGTAGCAATAATAACTTTATCATCAGAAGTAGCCACTAAATCATATTGCTCTTTACGCAATGTTGAATTTGAAGCACCTGATAAGAAAATTGACCCAGGTATTAATTCTTCTAACAATACTCCTGATTTCTTTCTACCAACCAATACAAGAACATTGCCGGTTTTCGCCGCATCTGTAATTAACGTAGAGATGAACTCAATTCTATCCGGATCGGTGACTAGATAAGTTAACTCGGCAGGATAATCATTAAATGACATTGTATCAATTAATTGTAATATCTTCACATCACATTTGCTGATTAATCCCTTATCCTGTAGTGTGGCGGTAGTTAACCGATGCAAAACTTCTCCCATTGAAATAGTAAGATTTACTAAATCAAAATCTTCCTTTGGTATAGTTCCTGTAAATGCCCATCGAATTGGAATTTTATTTAATACTGTATCGCAAAGTATCGATTTAAGAATATTTCCTTTCAGGCCGTGACATTCATCCACAATTACTGCAACAACGCCTTGTACAAATTTTTCAAATGTAATCGGCTCTGGTAATCCAATATCGATCGGAGAATCTTTTAATCTTGACAAACTTTGCCAGGTGCAAATCGTATGAGTCTTAAAAAAATCTTTTCGATCGCCATAATAAACACCCACGTCCATGCCAAGGTCGATATAATATTTTTCTGTCTGTGTAATCAGATCTTTATTAGGAACAATGACAATACTTCGACCATATTTTTCAACTTTTTTAGACAAAACCGCCGTCAAAAGACTATTATGATGGATGATTCCTATATGATCCACATAGACATGCGGAGATGGCAAGGTTACGTCATAAAAATCTTGCTCCGGAACCGACTCAATTTTGTCAATACGTAAAATTCCAGTTCTAGTTCGAATAATATCTCCCGCCACTAATGCGCTCGCATGTATCGGTAAATAAAATTTATTATACAAAATATGTTTATCTGCACATATTAAGTGCGATTTATCAAACGTTAATTTAACTCCCTCGCTTTGCTTTTTAATAATATATTGAATTGGAACATATTCATCGGATGGGCTTTTAATTCTGACCGTTAATTCATCCACCGATAACTCTTCATTATAAATTAATGAAGAATTTTTATACGATTGCATTGCTGACAATAAGGTGCCAATTTTCATCGACAATTTCATATAACTCCTGTAATTGTTCTACTGTATAATCTGATCGTGGTCCTTTTGAATGATTTTCTTTAGCTGAAATTACTCTTAAATTTATATATGACCCTATTATTTCGGGTGGGATCGAAAACATAAATCCGTGATGTCTTGAAAATATATGATCTACATGATTATCGTTGTATGATATTTTTAAATTCTCGGGATTCACGGTATCATAAAAATAAGTTAATGATTGTGCGGTAAACCTTACTTCCTAAATAATCTACTAGATCCCAGCAATCAATATTATTTCTTCGACAAATATTCAGCCAAATTTTCTCACTATATTTTTTAATTAATTCGCTAATTTCCATATCTTCCTGCTCCTGTTGGTAATAATGCTATTAAGCAGGATTAATAAAATTTAATAAATATTTGCCAAAATCAGAATTTTCATCAATTTCAATATCGAGCAGGGTATCAAAATCTAAACATTTCCCGGAACTCGTTGGTAATTGGGAAATTCCTTGTAAATTTTGTAAGAAAATATTAATTGCGGTAGTCTGATGATCTCTTAAAATGACCGTCTCGCCTGCCATTTGATGCTCTTTCGGCCATACTTGTCCAGCGAAAAAATTATTATCAATAGGATCAAATTGAAAATCACGATTATATGTTCGTTTATCTTCAATTTCAACATCATATCCTTTATATATCAGATATTCAAGTTGCTTCGGTAGCAAATTAACAAACGTTTTCCCGCCCATAGTAAAAAAGGCTTGCTTACCATCAAAGCGTCCCATTCGTACGGCAGGAATCCAACGATTTGCTGGATTAAAAATCTTGCTTTTTTCGTATAAATATTTTCTAATTTCTGGAGGCAATCCAATAAAGGTGCATTCCACCTCATTATGAATTTGCAAAATGCAATGTTTATTTTCTGCTGTCATGTTATTAATTATAACATTCATGTACTACTATGTCAAGACGTTATACATAGAGGTGGGCGGCTCACAAAATATTAAGAAAGTAAAATGCCAGTGATTAACTCACTGGCATTTTTAATTAGAATAAAATTAAAGAAGTACCGCATTCGGAACAAAATTTATTTGTTGCTCTATTTAATTTACCGCAAGTAATACAAGTAGGTTTAACATCAACGGTAATAGGGTTAACAACTTCTTGATTTGAAATTTTTCCAACTAATTGAAAAACAAATACGACCGATTCCTGTTCCGTTTCGAACCAAGCACCTTCAACAAATTTCTGATCGCTCTTACTACCGGGCACGGTTATTCCTTGTGCAGTAATAGTGCTAGCCGAAGATGAAAAATTTTGTGTGGAAAGAGTGGTAGATTGCTCATCCGCACATTTTGCATAAACATAATCCGCTTGGGGAATTACTGACCGGCACATTGTATATCTACCCCAATGTGGATAGTTAGGATAATCTGTATTTTTAGTGGACCAAATATCTGAGTTCCACTGCGGAATTGGCTTAATTTTTTCTGTCCAAAATTCAATTCGAATCAGGCCATCAGAAGCACCGATACCTCGATTTTTCTCGATAGTCTCTGTTCTTTCAATAAATTTAAATTTATTGCCAGCATCGAAATTTCGATTTCGAATAGTTCGTTCAAAATCTAATTCAGAATTTGGTTGAAGGATTAATTTTTCCCCACCGGTAGCTGATTCACCATCGATTGTTACTTCAACAAGTGCTCGCACAGATTTCAAGTTCTTAAGCAAAATTGTATATTCTGCTCCGAACGGGAGAGCTACGGTTGAATTGTTTTCTCTTAGAATTTTTCCATGAACTTTAATTGCAGATACAAATTGATTACTATAAGACATCATACCGCTCCTTTAGCATTCCGAATAAAATGCTTATACAAACTTTAATTCGATTTTTATTTTGACACACTCTATTTAGCTTTTAGTTTACTCCGACAGTCTAAAAATTAAAACGTCATTATTTAAAATATCAATATCAGTTGAAATTTTCCGATAATTAATATTCCGATCTTTTTTGCTCATATTGCAGCATGTTCGAAAAAACTTATCGGCACTTTTTTTGTGTGTCATAAATCTTTCAAAAAGAATATGCTTCCTCCACAGAGAAATTTTCACGCCGGTTTCCCAATAATAGGTGGGGCAAATTAGCCGAATGCTTTTTTCTAGGTCATTAACTTTACTACGCAATTCCTGGAGGTGTTCTTTTTTTACCATTGCATCCTTTCAATTAATATTTTGCTATACAGGTCGGCAATAATTGAATTAATATATTCGATATCGTATGGGCTGATAAGATTGAACAATCTGCATTTCGAAATTACGCATGTAATTTTATATAAATCGGTATTAATAAATAGCACGCCATCCGCAATTTCGAGTAAATTATGTAAGATTGCCGGCCAGTCTGATAAGTTGGTAATTGTATAATTTGTCATGTTGATAATTTTGCAACGAGAAATTCAGAAAGTTCGATAATCATAACTTCCTTTGCAATTCGAATAAGTAGCAGCATCGCTATATCCTTATTCTGTAAATCCGGCAATAGTCTTCAGCCGAATTCGATCGCCCAATGAACGATTATCGAATTGCTTTACAGAAGTACGAGGGGGTGAGCCAAACATTCCATTGTCAACGCAAATACAATCACCGATGTTATCCTTCAACGCTTGCACGGCTTCTTCCTTGGTCCATAAATACAAATCGTTAACCGGATTTCTTACTTCTCGTGCCAGCCCCAATGAATTAAGGAAGGAGGCATGTTCTTCATCATTCTTCCAATCAATATTTTCACCATGCCGATACTTCCAGACATTTCCGCGCCGAACAAGAGTTAGTTGCAATTCTTCTGCATGATTAATTCCCGAAGTCCAACTATTTGGCTCGTTTGTGAGACTATACGTAGGCATGGGTGTTACCCCGTCTGCGCAAAATTGACCGATATAATCGTAATGAACCTGGGCAATAATAGCTTCATTGTTGGGATAGTCAACTGATGCAATAATATCCGGGGAAGTTACAAAATCTCCCTCAATGAAAGCGGTCATGGGAAGATCGCTTAATCGCTTCTTAACATATTGCAGCCGACCTTTAGTATCACGCATGGATTTGTCGCGACGTTTGGCTTCGGCGGCATCGAGCATTTCAGCTCTTCCGGTATATTCGCAAATTTCCTCACAATTTTTTCGAAAATATGCCCACGATGTATTTTCATACATTCCAGGCTCAACGCCATAAAAGTTTGCCCAGCCGTAAGCAATTTCAGAAAATCTGAGAAATGTAGCGATGGTGCCATCAGGATAGGGATTATATCCCCATTCACGATTTTCCTGCGGCACGTTAAGAACAACCATATCTCCGACTTGTAAAATTTCGCCTAGCATTCTATTTCCTTTTCAATTCGAATATGTAAAATATTAGCGTCCGATACATCGGTATGCACTATCGCATATAACCCGCAATGAGAAAAAACTCGTACAAATCCAAACAACGCTTTTCTTTTAGATATCCGCTTCCAGTATCGTTCTTGAAAAACAAAACCATTAGCAACCCAGTCTACGTGACCGCCCATTAGCTCGCAAGCTAGTCGATTAACCTCATCTGGTTCACTCCTACAGGTATCGACAATAATTCTCTTAATTTCGTTCGAAGTCATTACTTCATCCCCATTGCTAGAAAAACTTTGAGAGAACGACGATATGCCTTTTCGTATCTCGCCTGCCAAATCGATTTATCCCAATGATACACTTCTCCTGAATAAAGGTGGTCAAAAATGTTAGCAACAAACGCCGCATATTCGGTTGCCGCCTTTTTTGCGGATACGTATGGGCCAATCGTACACAAATGCCCCGGTTCGTTAGTTCGATAATGATAAGATCGCAAAGCAAATCTTACAGAAAGTGCAGAATGCATTTTTGCCATTACTTCACCAGTCCATTCCGAACCTGTTCAGCGGTGAACTTAAAACGGCGGCCAGTAGAACTAACGGCACTAACAGGATACTTACGCCGAGAAGATTTCAATCCAGCAATAGTAAACATCTTGCCCAGCGACATAAACGTCTTTCCCAACCCATCCTTTGGCAAGTTGAACATATATGCGAGCGACTGATATTCACGCGCTTCCGGTGAATCTACAACCGAGGAGGACCCGGCAGTTACGATAGTAGCAATCGATTTCGGATGAACGATCAACTTTGCAAAACGTGCTTCGGTTAACGTGAACCGACAATTGCCCAACGAAATATTAACCCCGTGCTTTGCGGCAACAGCAACAAGGGCAGCATCAATATCACGCCGAAGAGTTTGCACATCGTACCTTGAAAAAGAGTTCATTTTGAAACCTTTCTGCTGCTTCTGCAGCAATTACCGTGTTACCCAATCAACATAATCAGTATAGCAAACTACCGATTAAATGTCAAGCTCGATCAGTGCAATATGACCAGGATTTTCGATTTGTTGAATATCTTGCTCGGCCAATTCTCATTTCGTGCTCTAATCTCAACATTGCAAGTTCGGAGCCAAAAGCATACACCACGCCCCCGATAATATTGACTTCGATCGGCTCTTTTGCAAGTGGTTCCCAGGAGTCTTTTACTTTGGCAAGCGTCATATCTGATCTCCTCACTGAAATAATTATAGCAAATACCGGTACCGAATGCAACCGAAAAGTTTACCAGGCCATATACGCCCTGGCTTCTTCATCAGTAATAATCATATCGCAATCCACATCCATATATGCGTGGTTTCCTGTTCTGGGCTGGTACATATATTGCAATCGTTTTCCAGAGCGTGAAATGAATGGGGTTTCGGTACCACCGCAAGCAGGATACCAATTGCCTTGTTCCGGAGACTTCATATCAATGACCATATAAAAAGTATAGCGCACTTCGATACCGTTTGCAACCGTTATTTTTCGGATTGCAGGTTGTTGAAAACAAAGGCCCGATTTCACGAATATGGCGCCGTATGGCCCTTTAAGGGGTCTGGGCATGGCTAGGTACTGCTAAAATAGCAGGGGCGCATTAGGGCGATTTAAGTCCTTTGTTTTCAAGGGCAAGATTTTTTGGTATTTTTCTTTGTTTTCGGTTGCATTTGGTACCGGTATTTGCTATAATTATTTCAGTGAGAGGAAAGAAGGCGTATATGAGCAATTCGAGAATTGACCCAATGAGTCGTGAAATTTTAACAAATCCCAATTTTGATTTTTCCCAGGTTACCTGGGAAAATATTGTTGAGATGACCTCTTTCTGGCGGTGCCGATTTGCGAAACCCTCTCGTGCTTGCAGAGCCTGGGTAGTTATGATACGGTCGAAATGTCCAACCTTATATAATCGGCTCGGTGGCGCCTTGCTAGACGGCATCACTATTCAACAACGAGAAGATTACAATAAATATTTTTCTCATCTATGGAGAAAGAAATTCTACTCAACGCATAGCAAGGACCAAGTACCCGTTCTCGAAGATTTCGATGAAGTCGAAGCCGAAAAGCAATATGGAATTTGGATAATTCAGGAGGTTAACTAAATGAATAATGGAAAATGCGGCTATGTATGTTTTTATGGAAGCAAGCGAATTGAAATCTATGCCAATTCAACGTACGAAGCGCAAAAACTTGCCGCCGAGCAATTGAAAGTAAAGCCCAAGTTCGCTTATAAGATCAGCGTTAATCTTTGCGAACGGGCCGATGGCAGTGAAGTAATTCATACCACTAGTTAAGAAAGGAATAGAAATGCCTGACGATTTTCTCAATGGAATGAAAAATTTTGTTAACGGCTGGTGTGAGCGTGAAGCTCGAATTCGGCGTGATAATGAAGGTCGGCGGCGA